GTTAAAACTGATGGCACGTTGTGGACCTGGGGATTCAACACATGTGGCCAATTGGGTGACGGTACAACAATATCTAGATCTAGTCCAGGTAACACTGCAGGATGTGGGACCACTTGGTGTACAGTGGCAGCTGGTCAAAATTCCTCCAGCGCCATAAAGACTGATGGTACATTATGGACTTGGGGTCACAACATTATGGGGCAATTGGGAACTTTAACCACTGTTAATAGAAGTTCACCTGGCACTACAGTTGGCGGAGGCACAACTTGGTGTCAGAGCAACTCAGGTGACTACCATAATTCATCAGTTAAAACTGATGGCACGTTGTGGACCTGGGGTCGAAATAATTATGGTCAATTAGGAGACGGCATGACCACAAACCGAAGCAGTCCAGTTACAACCACAGGAGGTGGAACAACCTGGTGTGCAGTGCGTGCAGGAAGATTTCATACTATGGCAATCTCAGCCTGCTGAAATTGACATTTCTGAATGAAATTGCATAGTATTTGGCTTCACATAATAGGGCAAAACTATGAAACTCAATCTGGGTGCTGGTGACGTAAAACTGGATGGATTTGTGACTGTGGACTATGACGCCCACAGTCGTCCTGATTACCAACTGAATATCGAAACTGATCCGCTGCCTTTTGAAGACAACTCGGTGACTGTGGTGGTGGCACATCACATTCTGGAACACCTGGGAGAAGGCTACTTCCACACCCTAAAGGAACTTTATCGTGTGTGTGCCCATGGTGCCACAATAGACATCAGAGTGCCGCATCACAGGTGTGATTACTTCTTTGATGATCCCACACATCGCAGACCCATCACTGTGGGCGGACTCAGACTGTTCAGCCGCAAATACAACCAACTGTGTAGAGATCAGGGTGCCGCCAGCAGCAGGCTGGGTGATTACTTTGGCGTGGACTTTGAGATTGCAGACTTCTCATACCGCCCCATGTCTGAATACAGAGCTCACTTTGAGGGTCAACCCAGAGATCAAGTGGAACGCTATATTGCTGAACACTGGAACATTTGTGATGAACTTTGGGTCAAGTGGGTTGTGATCAAGCATGCACAGTGAGCTTGCACACATAGAGCAGGTGTGTGCAGATCTGATCAAAAAAGAGCGTCGCGCACCAGTGTTTGAAATCCTGGACTTCTACTACCCCCAAGCCAGATCCACTGCTGACTATGATGTGCTGGGAGCCATTGCACTCAAAGCAGAGTATCATGACATGTACCTCAAATGTGCTCAGGCTGCATACAGCAGTGCTCTCACCAGCGAAGAGATCTTTTGCGCCAGGATCAACCTGTACAAAGCATACAACACCATGAACTATCCTGAACTCAGCATGTTGTATGTGGAGCAACATTTGGAGATTGAGCCCAACAATTTTGATGCTCACATGCAGAAGGCCTTCAATCTGGCACTCATGAATCGCAGGACAGAATCTGAACAAATCATACGTGATCAAATTGCAGCCAATCCCAAAGAAGAAGAGAACATTAGATATGCTCTGAGTGGGGCCATGCTGAGATCTGGTCAAACTGCTGAGGGTATCATCAATTTTATTGACACATTTAAACCGCCCAGCCAGCTTTTTGAGCACACTCTCCACATGCAAAAGTGGACTGGCGTTGCACAACCTGGCAGAACCATCTATGTGAATGGTGAAGGTGGTGTGGGAGATGAGATCATCAACATCCGATTCTTTGAACATTTGAAGGATTTGGGCATGCATCCCATCCTGTACAGTTGTTGGAGCATGTACAGACCAGACATAGTGGACTTGTTCAGAAGACATGGTCATGAAGTGATCACAGATGTCTACAGCATTCAAACTGATCAACTGTGGACCAACATGATGCCATTACCGGGCTATCTGGGATTAACAGAATCCCAGTTGTGGCGAGGTACGTATCTTGTGCCACAAAGATTACCTGAGCGCAAACTTGCAAGCACCAAATTCAAGATTGGTATCAAATGCAATGGTAATCCCTACTTCAGCCAAGACATTTACAGATGCATTCCCATAGATCAATTGTTGGCACATCTGCCTCTGGATCAATCTGATGTGGAGATATATTACTTTGACAAGGAGAAGACTGATCACAGGTGTATCAATCTTAAAGATAAATTATGCACTTGGGAACACACCCTGGACTATCTGGACCAGATGGACGTGATAATCAGCTCATGCACCAGTTTGGCTCATGCGGCTGGTGCCATGGGCACACGCACCATTGTGGTGGTACCCATTGCTGAATATTATGTGTGGACAAGCACACGCAAAGACAATACCACACCTTGGTATGGAGACCATCTCACTGTGCTCAAACAAACTAAGCTGAGAAGTTGGGCAGAGCCTCTGGAAAAGATGAGTTTGCTGGTTAAGGAGATCATGCTTGAAAATTGAATACTGGTTCCCCACCATAACAGCACAACATCAAACAAGTGATTCAGTACGCATGAGCACACATGACAAGATCCATGCCTGGATACAGTCAGGTCATCATGTGAGCTATCTGGAACCATGCCAAGAAGACAACTTGCACACCAGCTACTTCAAACATCATGACACACTGGGTGACCTGCAACTGCACGAACTGCATGATGAAATTCTCAATTGCGCAGTTTTATATGCCCAAGCTATGGGGTTGCATATCAGCACAGATCTACTAAGAGTGGACAGCTGGATCAACTTTTTTGAACCTGGTCAACATGAACAACAACACAACCATTATGGCAATTTCCTGAGTGGCACATATTATGTGTCTGGTGGAGCTCAGAGTGGTTGTTATAGGTTTTTTGATCCTGCTCCACAAAAAACCATGTGGAAAGGCATTTATCTTAAGGGATGTAAGCCAGACGTGAGCAACATCAATCAGGGCGAGTATCAACCCAGACCTGGCCTCCTGATCATGTTCCCCAGCTGGTTGGAACATGCTGTGATGACCAACAAAAGTGATCAAACCAGAATCAGTATTGCATTCAACATCAACCCCAAGCATGGAATCACCATATGATTGATCCCCACAAGACTTACCACATGATCACAGGGCTGCCCAGATCAGGTAGCACGCTACTAAGTAGCATTCTCAAACAGAATCCCAGATTTCATGCTAGTGTGTCCGATCCGCTAGCCACACTTGTGAAAGGTGTGATTGAAACCAGCCAGGATGGACCAGGCATGAGATCAGAAGTGCCTGAGCACAGAGTGCATAATCTGGTCCAGCATCTGTTTGAAGGATATTATGCAGATGTGAGTGCACCTGTCATATTCAACACCAACAGAGCTTGGACACTACTGACACCTGTGATAAGAGAAGTGTTCCCCAAGAGTCGCATGTTGGTGTGTGTGAGAGACATAGCGTGGATCCTGGACAGCTTTGAACAGGCCCACAGACGCAATCCTCTCAGCAAGAATTCAGTGTTTGGTGGCATGAGTGGCACTGTGTACAGTCGCATGCACAGCCTCATGGAAGATGGTGGCATTGTGGGCTTCCCCTTGCAGGGAGTCAAACAAGCCATCACCAGTAACGAAAAACACATGATCATGCTGATTGAGTATGATCTACTGTGCAAGAATCCTGCAGGCATTCTGAGTGCCATCTACAAATTCCTAGGTGAAGAACCCTTTCCACATGACTTTAATAATGTGCAAGCCAGCTGGGATGAATATGATCAAGATATTGGTATAAAAGAGCTGCATGCAGTAAGAACTAAAGTGGAGTTCAAGCCACGCAATCTGATCATTCCCCCAGACATTCTGAACAAATACAATAACCAGGAAGTGTGGCGATCATGAAGCTGGCTGCATATACCATCAGCAAGAATGAACATGCAAATGTGGAGAGATTCTGTGATCAGGTGCGTCAATTTGATCATGTGACTGTGTTGAACACATGCAATACCAGACACACACCTGGTGATATCGCATCAGCCATGCAGGTGAGTAAGCGTGCAGATGGCTTATACTGGCCTAATGCTGACCAGGATGCATGCTATATGTGGACACACACAGAAATCACAAGTGTGGAGGAGATTGTGTCTGCATGTGATAATCTGGAATGTGTGATCCATGCAGGCGCCAATGTGGGCGCATACACACTGCGATTTAGCCAAGTGTTTAAACAAGTGTATGCATTTGAGCCGGACAGGTGCAACTTCACATGTTTGAGCTTGAACACCCTGCATGTGCCCCACATTTATCCCCTGTTTGCAGCATTGGGTGCCCAACCAGGAACTGTGCACATGCACAACTCAGAACCCACCAACTGTGGAACTGTAGCAGTATCTGATAAATCACAAACAGGACACACACCCATGATGCAGATAGATCACTTGAACTTGCAACATGTGAGCTGTGTGCATCTGGATCTGGAAGGATATGAGCTGTTTGCGCTCCAGGGTGCACAACAAACTATTGCAAGATGTAAGCCACTTGTGGTGGTGGAATGGCTTCATCATGGTGAAAAGTATGGATACAGCTTGCAGGATGTGCAGCACTTGTTATACACTTGGGGCTATACTCACATGAAGGCTGTGGGTTCAGACATGATGTTCAAAGCATGAAATTACACGTTGTACTCAGAACGCACGACAAAAGGGACGTTCACGCAGACTGGCGGCTGAGATATCATGCCCTACCCAAGCCTGAACTACTAAAAGGATGTGTGCGCAGCTTGGTTAAATCCATTCTGGCTGTGCAAGATGTGCATGTGAAACTCACAGTTTTGGATGACCATTCAGAATCAGAAACTGTGCATGACATCAAACACATAATACATCATGTGCCTGATTCACAATTTGTGTCACTGCATGAATCAGGATACAACCATAGTGCTCATGCACAGTGGCTCATGTGCAGAGACAGCGATGCAAATTTGGTGTACAGTGTGGAAGATGATTACCTGCATTGTGAATCTGCCATACAGGAAATGGTGGACAGTTGGTGTTTGTTCAGTGATCGTCTTAAAAGATCTGAAATAGTGATGTATCCGTTTGATGAGCCCTCAGAATATAACCCACCGGCGAGAACAGATTATGTGGTGCATGGTTCAGCCAGACACTGGAGAACAGGCATATTTAGCACCAACGTGCTTATGATGAAACCCGAACTCATGCGTGCACACTGGCCCTTATTTGAATGTCTGGCACTCAAATATAATGGAGACTATCTGAATCCCAGAACAGAACATTATGAAGAGAGCAACACTATATGGCAAATCTGGAACTCAGGTCAAGCCATGAGATTCAATCCCATACCCAGTTTGGCACTGCACATGCAATTTGAGGAACAACGTGATCCCTTCATCAACTGGCGCACCTGGTGGCACACATATGCAACCTAGACCTTGTGGTGAATGCACTGCCTGCTGTGACGGGCAACTGTTGGGCAGTGCACATGGCAATCCTTTTGGCCATAACAACCCCTGTGTGTTTTTGGTCAAAAAAGTTTGTGAAATATATCCTCACAGACCCACATGTTGTGTAAATTATCAGTGTGCATGGAGTCAGCATCTGCTGCCGGAGCATATGAGGCCAGACCAATCAGGCGTTATGGTGAGTGTGGAAAGAAACGGCCAAACGCAGTTTTTGAAGGTGATTGAACTGAAACCTGATGTGACTTGGGAAACCTTGCACATGATTGATCAAGCTGCTCGCAAACTAAACACTTATTGGGAATTGGTAAAATATCAACATGGCGATTAACACAACATTCATCATAAATGGTGGAGCAGGCAGAGTGGTGTGTGCTATACCTGCACTGGTCAAATATGCTGCACTCAACCCAGAAGACCAATTCACAGTATTGGTACATGGTTGGGAGAGTTTGTACTGGAGTCACCCTGTACTACAAGAGCGCACATTCAGCATTGGTCAGAAGGGTGTGTTTGAACAGTACATCAAAAACAACAGAGTCATATGTGCTGAACCCTATTATGTGAGAGGCTACTATAATCAGCAGTTGAGTCTGGCTGAGGCCTTTGATCAAGAGATCAATCAGACTGATGATCATTCAGATCTCACGCCGCCCAGGTTGTACTTGAGCACTCTGGAGACACTCAGTGCTCGCAGAATCCTGCAGGAGAAAAAGACTGAACAGAATAGAAACAAAGTATTGGTGATTCAACCTTATGGTAGTGGAATGACCATGGTGAACAACAGGCCCTTTGACAACAGTCATCGCAGCATGGATGTGGATGAATATTTGGGCTTGATCACCAGGTTGACTCATACCAATAAGGATCTGCTAATTGTGTATTTTGGTAACAAAGAATTCCGTCATCCAGCAGATACCATAAGTTTGAACATGGATATCCTGGGCGCTGATCTCAGGCTGTTCATGGCCATCATCCAGGAATCTGACTACTTTGTGGGCTGTGACAGTGTGGGGCAGCACATGGCCAGAGCTTTGGACAAACCAGGCTTGGTGCTCATGGGCAGCACAGCAGAAGTGAATGTGACCTATCCTGATCATTTCCGCATATATAGAAATGGGCGTAAGCCAGTTTACAGTCCTGTGAGACTCACAGGCACCGATTGTGAATTTGCGGACCGCATGAATGATGGCATCATGAAATTTGATAACACTCATTTGGACAAGATATCACAGATCATAAACTTTGAAATATACAAGGAGTAACACATGTATGAGGCTCTTCTAGGAATAAAGGATGTTTCATGTGTGATCATGGTGAGTTCAGGTAAAGGTGGTGTGGGCAAGAGCACTGTGGCTGCTAATTTGACATCAGCTCTGCATGTGTTGGGCTACACAGTGGGTATCCTGGATGCTGACATTTATGGACCCAGCCAGGCTCTGATGTTTGGTGTGGATAACAACCAAACTCCACTGATCGATGACGATCTTTACAACCTGCGCCCGCATCAAACTACCCAAGGCATCAAGTTCATGAGCATAGCAACCAGAATACCGCCTGATCAAAGTTTGAACTGGAAGGGCAGCATGGTAACAATGGTGTTACACCAATTGATCTTTCAAACCAACTGGGGCAAACTGGACTATTTGGTGATTGACATGCCCCCTGGCACTGGTGATGTGCAAATATACATTGCAGACAAACTCAAGCATGCCACCGCGGTGGTGGTCACAACACCTCAATCTGTTAGTGTGATTGATTGTTTGAAGGGCGTGGATCTGTTGATTAGAAATAAAATCCAAGTACTAGGCGTGGTGGAAAACATGAGTCATCATGTGTGTGCCTGCTGTGGTAATCTGTCTCAGATATTTGTGGGACAAGGAGGCCAGCAACTTGCAGATAAATATCAGATACCCATGCTGGCACAAATACCCATAACGGGTGACTTGGCACTCCATGCTGATAGTGGGACCCCCACAGTGTTGGCAATGCCAGGAGGCGCAGTTGCCAAAGCATACTTGAATTTAGCTAGTAAAATCAGGGAGATGACTAATGCCACACAGAGCCATGGTAAAACTGATCCATGCTGATGGATTCTTTCCAGGTAATGATGCAGTCATATATTCACAAACAGTGAATGGTTTGAAATTCACAGAAAAGCCTTATGGTCATGAAATCGAAAACTTCAACATGGTGCTGCATGGCATAGAACCAGTGTTCAGCAGAGTATTATCAGAAAAGGTTTTTGTGGATCATAAAAGAAGTGGTCTTTTCAGAAGGCCCAGTCAGTTTATCCATTTTGAAGACTGGCAAAGTTTGGATGAGTGGTGCTTTGTGGTAGCCCTAGAGAAGACCACCTTCCACTTATGGCAGCATCTGAAGTCAGGTCTGGGTGAGCATGGTGTTGTGGACGCCAAACATGCACTGGATGGGTATAAATTCAATTACCGCAATTTATTGGAATGGAATGTGGATACCACCATCACACTGGATCCCAACCAAGGCGTGTTTTTCCGACCCTGGATGTTTCACAGCTTGGATGAAGGCAGACTGGTGCAATACTATAGACTGATAGCAGATCGACGCATTAGAGTGCTCATCATGGGACTACCTCACAGTGGCAAGAGCAGGTTGGCCAAAAAAGTACAACAGGCATTACCCAACAGTGTGTGGCTGGATGCTCATGAGGAGGCTATACGAGTCAAGGATGTGGACTATAGCGCAGATGGTCAGTTGAGACATGCTTATCGCATGCTCACCCTGTGTAGAGAACAACAAAAGGAAAACATCATTATCAGCATGACTTGTGGCCTACCTGAACATAGAGCCATACTCAATCCTGATATCATCATCTGGATGGATTCCCAGAATCGCAAAGTCATGCAGCTACCTGCTGACCAATTTGTTCCACCATCAGAATATGATGCTAGATTCTCCAGAGTGGGCCAGTCTCAAATACAAGAGGTAGTCACTAGAACTATAAACAAGAAAATATGATATATACCATATATAATTACTTACATTAAAGGAGATATCATGAACTATAACCTACATTTGATTGATTGTACTGGCAGACACTATGTGTTTGATCTTAACAACCAGAGCCTGGTGATTCACATCAACAATGACCAAATATTGCTGCATGCTGGCGACAATAATGTACAGCAAAAGTTTTTAGATATCTACAAACAAGTATTGGTCAACAAAAACAGTATGTGTGTGCTGTCACACAATTCATGTGTGATGTTACACGCAGATCAGATTGTGGGCGCTCAGCTAATGCCCAGTAACTGATTCAGTGTTTATCAAGTAACATTTGCATTAAAGTGTTGCACACAGTGCAACACTTTTGTTTATTTTGGCACTTGTGCTTTTAGCATGGCTATTTCGGCCTGCTGTTGTTGAACTGCCCTTACTAGGAAGGGAATCAATTGCAGATAGCTCATGGCCTTACCCTCCTCAGTGGTGGTGACCACTGCTGGTAGTATTTTCTCCACATCCTGTGCAATAAATCCAAAGCTGTGCTTGTGAATATCCCGCCAGTCAAAGCTAACTGCCTGTAGCTGTGAAATAATTGCAGCAGCATCACCCAAGGGTTGTATGTTGGTCTTGAGAGCTTGATCACTTAATGAGTTGAAGTCCACTGCACTCACTTCACCAGTGCCTGGATTGAAGCTGAATGCAGTAGCAGTGCTTCGAATTCTAGGAGTTTGATCACTACCAGCACTAGCCACAAACACAGGATAATACGTACCCGCTGCCGTGGTATCTGTAGTATTAAGCACATTACTAGGTCCTGCTGGACCCATGGCACCTGATGTACCACTTAATCCACTAAAACCACTTGTGCCTGATACGCCACTGGCGCCTGGCTCACCCACGGCACCACTAAACCCACTTGTGCCAGATAAGCCGCTGGTGCCAGATACGCCACTTGCGCCTAATTCACCCACGGCACCACTAAACCCACTTGTGCCAGATAAGCCGCTGGTGCCAGATAAGCCGCTGGTGCCAGATAAGCCGCTGGTGCCAGATAAGCCGCTGGTGCCAGATACGCCACTTGCGCCTAATTCACCCACGGCACCACTAAAACCACTTGTGCCCGATATGCCACTTGTGCCTGATAGGCCGCTGGTGCCAGATATGCCGCTTGTGCCTGGTTCACCAACAACACCACTAAAACCACTTGTGCCAGATATGCCGCTTGTGCCTGACTCTCCAGACCAGCCACTTACACCAGATAATCCCATACTCCCTGATGCGCCGCTATAACCGCTAGTGCCACTTTCGCCACTAGATCCAGAGATACCTGACGCACCACTCACTCCACCAGAGCCTGGTGAACCACTTACGCCACTGTAGCCGCTTGTGCCGCTTTGTCCGGATAATCCTGCGTCGCCTATGGAGCCAGATAGACCACTGAACCCACTAGTGCCTGATGTACCTGAATTACCGCTTGAACCTGATAGACCTGAGAATCCACTAATACCTTGACCGCTAACTCCTGAGTAGCCACTGTAGCCGCTTGTGCCTGACTCACCGCTTGTGCCGCTGTCTCCACTCAAGCCGCTTGAACCACTAGCGCCGCTGTAGCCGCTTAAACCCAATCCACTAAATCCGCTGGTTCCGGATTCTCCGGAAAAACCACTTATACCTGAATCACCTTTGGCGCCACTGAATCCACTTGTGCCTGATGCTCCTGAAAAACCACTTATCCCACTGATTCCGCTGATGCCGGATTCACCGCTCACACCAGACTCACCTTGAGGACCGGGTTCTCCGCTCACACCAGACTCACCGCTGTAGCCACTCACACCGCTTAAACCACTTAATCCGCTTACACCAGTTGGGCCCGCTTCACCAGTGGGGCCCGGAGGGCCACCGCTGGGTCCTGTCACACCAGCTGGACCAGTGTAGCCTGTGGCACCTGTGGCCCCTCTTATACCAGGTACACCTTGTGCTCCTTGCAATCCTTGCAAGCCCATGGGTCCTGTGGGACCAGGCACACCAGACGGTCCTGTGGGACCTGTGGAGCCAGTGGTACCAATACCTGTGGGTCCTCTCACACCTGTGGGACCAGTATCCCCGGTGGGACCAGTATCCCCGGTGGGCCCTTGTGGTCCTCCACTTGGCCCCGTGACACCTTGGGGACCAGTAGGACCAGTTATTTGGGGCCCTGTGGGTCCTTGATCTCCTGTGGGACCAGTGGGGCCGGCGCCTGTGGGGCCAGTTTCACCTGTGTTACCTGTGGGACCGGTTGGCCCTGTGGGACCAGTGTCTCCAGTGGGGCCAGTATCTCCTGTGGGACCAGTCTCTCCAGTAGGACCAGTTACACCCGTGGGGCCAGTATCTCCTGTGGGACCAGTAGGGCCAGGGGGTCCTCCTGATGGACCAGTGGGGCCGGGCGGGCCAGGAGGCCCACCTGAAGGACCTGTAGGACCTGCAGGTCCAGTTGCGCCTGTACCAGGAGCACCAGTGGGACCAGTATCACCAGTTGGTCCGGTGGGACCTGTGGGACCTGTTGGCCCGGTGGGACCTGTTGGCCCGGTGGGACCTGTTGGCCCGGTGGGACCAGTTGGACCTGTTGGACCTGTGGGACCTGTTGGCCCGGTGGGACCAGTTGGCCCGGTGGGACCAGTAGGGCCTGTGGGACCAGTGGGGCCTGTGGGACCAGTTGGACCAGTGGGGCCGGTGGGACCAGTTCCCTGAAACACTCTGCGCCATTCTCTACGGCCATCCGCTGTGCTGTAAAGAAAATAATCCTCATCGGTGGGGGGTGTTCCCAGACTGGGCTCAGCGGTGTCCAATCCCAAAAACTCGGGACGCACAGGCTGTCCTGTAAATGCAGGTCCAGTTGTGCTGATTGGGAATAATCTTACTCTTCCGCTAATAAGTCTGGTCATTCGATTTCACTCACAATTATGGATATATTTACCGTTTAAGTGTTAGCACTTTCAACCACACTCATGACAATCTTGAGTGCGTCTGGTATATCTGATCTAACTGTGATTCTGTCTCCCTCTTCCAACACCAATCTGCCTGTGAGCACTGAGCGTGCATCTTCAATGGGCACAGGGCAGTTTTTAACCAATTCTGTTTCTGTTCTCTGCCTCACATGAGTGAATGTGACTTTTCCAGTCACACTGGGGCTAATATTGCTCACTTGTGCCATGAGCACAATGCCTGTGACTCCTGTGGGACATGTGTACAAGGTTTGAACTGCATTTGTTAAATTTCTGGTTATGGTTCTGAACGTGTTAAGTGGCAATACAGCCATGTGTGGGTCCTCAAGTGTGTGCTATGTGAGAATATTTACGCATTCTCACATAGATCGCCATGACAAGATCAGCCACCAGCCTCAATGCTGAGCACAAAGGGTGTGATGATACCAAACAGGCTCTTCTCAAACACTCTGCCACTCAGCGTGCCTGTGTTCTGGTTGATCACCAAGCCTTCACCAATTCGGAAGTCGCCCTTGTGGTCGGTGCTGGTGTAGTACACTCTACCACCACGACGCTGAACAACTTCATTCTCCTGGATGGGCACACCACCTGTTTGTGGCAAGCAAGTGTTAATGTCTGTGCCTGAGCCCACATATTCAAATGTGTGACTGGAAGCTGATGCCACACTCACCTGATACAGGTTGACCACTTCTGAATCCAGAGGAGCATAGTCTGTGACCTCTTCAAATGTGATGGTGGTTTCTCTGTTCTGGGTGTTGCCCAGGGGGAACTCACCTGCCCCCACCACATCAGCTGCCACAGCATCCACCAAGTATGCAACATCTCTGGTGCACAGATTGAGCAAGTCTGATGTGAGAGGCACACCTGCCAGGTATGTGGTCACAAAGCCTGCACTTTGCACATAGGCTCTGATCTCTTGTTGCAGGAACTGTTTGTTCAGTCTCATCAGCTGGCTGGCTGCCTGGTATCCAGGCAGGGCAGGGCCATTCTGTATGATTTCAGTCATCGCATCAAAGCAGGTGGTGATGGCTGATCCCACAGTTGCAATGTAGGGAGTCAACAAGGCGACCACTTGTGTCTCCAAATAATTGATAGCTGCAATGGTGGGCAGTAGCTGAGCACCTGGTAGCTCACTCATGGCACCATCCCAGTAGAATCTGCCTGCTCTCAAGCTGTGGCTGATGCCACCCTTTCTGATGTCTTGCTCAATGGCATCCACAATGTATCCCACGTCTCTTTCACACAAATCCAGCTCTGGGCCAGTTAATAGACCAGGATAATTTGCGTTCACCCAGGTTTTCACTGCCAATTGAAGTGTGGCTTTTTGGCTGAGCAGCAAGTCACTTGCATTGGTGAATGTTTGTTGCAAGGTGATGGGGCTCACAGCACCAATATAGGCACTGATGTTGTTGAAGAAGCGTTGAACTGCCAACACACTGATTGCACCACCACTCAAATTCACATCTGTGGTGGGTGTGACTGTGAGCTGGAAGGGACTGCCTGGGTAACCCACAGGCGCACTTGTGACGTTCTGCACCAGATTGACGGCCCAATCTCTCACATAGTTCACAGCCTGTGTGGTGGCTGCAATCTGATTGGGTCCACCAGGTGGGTTCACCAAGTTGATCACACCGTTCCAATAGAACTTGCCAGCTGTGAAGCTGAAGCTTTCCACACTCTCCTGGGCAGGTGTTATTGTGCCAGGCACAGGCACCAGAGGAGAGCTCACACTCACTGTGTAGTATTTGGGATACAGATTGGCTTGTGCTACAGCTGGTGTGCCACCCGCGCCCACCATGTCTCCTGCCACAGCTTCCACAATATATCCCACATCTCTGGAGCACTTCGCACGCAGTTGTTCTGCTAGCGCCACATTACCATTGGCTAGGTTGATGAAGAAGTTGGGCTCCTGTGTGTTCACATAGTCTATGGTCTTGGCTTGTAGGAATTCTGTGTTGGCCAACAGCAGCTGGCTGGTGTTCTCCAGCATGACGAGTGCAGGACCATCCACAGGCGTGCCAATCACATATGACATGATATCAAAGCACACACCCACATTGGCTTGTGCACGTTGACCACCAATCAGAGTGCTGTCTGTTTGTGGCTGAATGGCTGCCTGATACAAGCTGCCTGTGTATGGTGCACCAGGAGGTGCACTGTTGTTGACCACCAGTCGTTGTGACCATGTCTTGAGGAATTGTAATGCTGCCAGTGTGGGAGCAACTTCTGGTGTGCTGATCACTCTGGTCATGCCTTCCCAGTAGGCTCTACCAGCTTTGATGCTTCTCACAAAACCACCCACTTCGGTGTCCAATGCCACAGCATCTATGATCAATCCAATGTCTCTTGCACACACAGCAGGATCATACACAAGGGCAGGGTATGTCACGTTAATGTATGCCACGCACTCTGCTTGCAAGAAGCTCTTGTTCAACAACAGTAGTTGAGCAGAGTTGTCAAATGCACTCACACTCGCACCATTGTATGGCCTCCTGGGATCTGTGAGATCCAAAGGTGCTGTGTATATGAAGCTGATGATCAGATCAAACAGATCATCTGTCACACTATTGATGAATGTGGCATCTGGACCAGCATTCACACTCAACATGGGATCTGACACCTGTGTGGCACCATTACTGGCTGGAGATATAACACTACCAGTCACCAACAATTGACGAGTGAGATCCCTCACATTCTGCATGGCCTTGGTGGTCATGATGGTCTGATCTTGGCCAGGAATCTGTGTTTGGGTGCCTATGTAATATGCCTTACCTGCTGTGAAGCTCATGCTTTCTGCATCGCCACCCACAAATCTCACTCTGGGACCACTACGATAGCTGCTGCCACCACTTGCAAGCTCCATGCTGTCCACGCCCATGCTCACATTCAACAAACATCCTGTGCCACCTGTGGGCAGCACTGAAGTGGGAGCAGCCACAGTGGTGGGCAGCATGGTGTACACACCTGCATTGTCTATGCTGACCTGTGTGACTTCACCATTCACATCCACTGATGTCACAAATGCTCTCAAGGGTGAGCCTGCGCCACCTTGTAGTGTGAGAATGTCATTCACTTTGTATCCTGAGCCACCATTTGCCACAGTTGCATACATGACCTTGAAGCGCACCACACTCACTTGTGCTCCTGATCCGCCACCACCTGAGAATATCACATCAGGCGTGGTGTTGTAGTTTGAACCTGGATTTGTCACTCTGACTTCTGTAACTGTGCCATTCTCCACAATGCTGATGGCTGTGGCGCCTGAACCGCCTCCACCTTGGATCTCCACCAAAGGCTGTGCAATGTAACCGTTACCCTGACTGATCAGTGTGGTGCCGGTTATTGTGCCTGTGAGTGCATCGTAATCTGATCTGGCCTTGGCTGTGCTGGAGCCACCACCACTTATGGTGATCATGGGTGAGGTGTAACCATCCCCACCATCTGCCATGATGATCTTGCTGATCTCATAATCCAGTGCACAGGTGAATCCTTTACCCAGTCCAGTTGTAGTGGTTTCTGCTCCACTTACCACAGGCAGCACATCATACTCACCTTGACCATTCACAGCAAACACAACACTGGTTACCACACCATTCACACCCACAGTGTTCACAATCAACTTGGTGGGAGTGTCCAGTGTGGGGTTGGGGTAATTACCACCTTGAATTTCAATTAGGTCATTGGGCACATAACCCGCGCCACCATTAATTATGGTGACTGCCTGAGCCGCATAAACCAGCTGACCCACAATGGCATTTTCACCACTCACATCTGATATGGTGACAAATGCACCACCTGTATAACCGGACCCACCGTTAATGGGCACAATGGGATTTGCATCACCTTCAGGAAGCCTGCCTGGCTGCACAGTGTCCAGCTCATAAATCAAATTGACTGTGGCTCCTGACCCAGGACCAATATCTGACACTGTCACATTGTGGGGCACAGGAGGTATGCTGTAGCTGCCTGGATCCTGTATTGTGACTGCGGTGATGCTACCCCCGCCTGTGACACCACTCACTTGCAACACAGTGGGACCGCCACCAGTAGCTAGCACTGCACTAGCATCCACAACTGTGAGCACATCACCCAAGCTGTAATTTGTGCCTGCTTGGTTAACAGATGCAACAGCAGTCTTCATGGGTATGCGTGCTTGTGCTTGTTCTCTTGCATATCCAATAGGCGGATCCACAACCACAGAGGGTTCAGTCTTGTAACCGGATCCCTGATCCAGCACAGTGATGTTCTCTACGTAACTGAACTCTGGCCCAATTGTGGCCACCAGACCCACATATGGTCTGTCTGTGATCTCTTGCACGGTGACTGAATCTGCTCTGAATCTGCCTGTGCCTGTTTTTACCTTACCACCGAACAACCAGGGGCTGATGCCTTCTGCCAGGATGCCTATGTTACCAAAGCTGGTGTTGGAGTTGCTGATGGAGCATGTGCCACCATTCTGCACCCAGGTGCCTATGGTGGTGCAGATGGTGAATATGCTTACCAACTGTGCATAGCCTTGGTTGGTGATGTGAATGCCTGGTCCGCCCTGATTGAATTGTGTGAAGGCATCCAGCACCATGGAGCGTAAGCCTCTGGCACGATTACCATCCACTCGCATGCCACCACCAGTGGTGTTGAAGCAGGTGCAGTTCTGCACATAAGGTGATGTAGTGATTCTGCCTGCTCCACCAGGTATGCCAGGTGGTAGATCAGGATCATCATAGGGTGGGAATGCAATAGCATATCCATTACCATTCACACCAATCTTACCACCTCTGAAGCTCATGCCTGCAATATACACAGCGTTGTTGACCCAGAAGAAGTCCTTCTCAGGGTTGTTATAGAACAGGTTCACACGACGCAAGTTGTCTCCAATTATGGCCACTCTCTCAGGCACATAGATGGGGTTATTCTCGTAATAATTACCTGCTCTCACAAAGATGGTGGTGAAGGGCTTACTGATAGCGCATGCTGCCTTGATGGTTCTCTTGGCACGGTCCTCTGCCAATCCGTCGTTGGCATCATCACCATCATGTGTCACATATATCACATTTGTAACAGCTGGCGCAGTGCCCACAGCTGATCCTCTCACAATCAGGTCACCCACGCTCACTTGAGCACCTGTCATGATGGCAGTCAGTCTGGCTGTGTTGCGTGTGGGACTTGCATCCACTTGAATCTTGGGGCTGGAGGTGTATCCTGACCCAGAGTTGATCACATCCAGACCTATCACGCCCATGCTCATGTTCACAGTTGCACCTGTGCCTGATCCACCTGTCACAGGGTTTTCAGTTATGGTTGGTAGGAAAGCGTATCTGCCTGCATCCACAATTTGCAACTCGTTGATCTCGCTACGCATGTTGAAGAAGGCACCAAAGCCTGATCCGCCTGACACTCTGTTCAGAGTCAGGTCAGGCAGTGTGGTGTAGGGGCCCCGATTCTGTAGGATGACTTCATCCACTTCTGTCTGGAACTCCACTATTAATCCTGTGCCTGATCCACCAATCATGGTGTTTGCAACCACATTGGGTAGCTCTCTATAGCTACCTCTGGATGCTGGATTCAGTGTCAAGTTGATGACCTGACCTCCAATCACAGCCTTGAGTGTTTGGCCGCTTGTGGGAACCTCATTCAGAGTCAACTCACTAAATGTGCTCTGAGTGATTGTGAAGTCCACATTCAATACCAACACTCTGTTGTTCAATGTGACAAATATGTCTTCATATTCTGAAGCGTCCAATACCTGTGCCAAGCTCCATGAGCTGTTTATTCCGTCAGTAACCTGACTCCAGTTCAACAAGATGGGGTCTGCCACCACGGCACATGTGGCAGTTAACCCAGATCCACCAAACACCTCCACAGTGTTGCCCGTCACATAACCTCTACCTGCCATGATGATTTGAGGGTCTCTCAATCTCACTCTTGTGACAATGATAGTGGCAGGTGCAGGTGATGCACCACCTGTGACCACCAGAGTGTCATTGGGCTTGTAGCCCACACCGCGGTTAAGATCATCCACTTCAGCCTGACCAATTCTCACAGTGTCCACTCTGAGCAGGGTGGGTGCAACTGCCACACCACCCTGCACTGTGAGCACATCACCAGTCACATAGTCCAGACCTCTCTGATATGCCACAGCTTGTATGGCTCCCATTCTGGCTTCTGCTACAGCTTGCACGCCGCCCAAGGGTGGAGGATCAATTGTGACCCCTGGCACCTGAGTATAACCACCACCTGGATTGTTCACTCTCACAGAGTTTAAATGTCCTTTGGCAGTCAGATTGAGCACACCCTGGTTGAGTATGTTAGTGACGGTGTCATTATTGATTTGCACCTGATCCACTTGCAGCTGATTGGCAATCAATTGTGTGCCATCAAATGTGACTGCTGATGAGCCACCAAATGTGCCTGCATTATTGAATTGCACACTACGATCAGGACCACCAGGATTAGCATACCCTGTGGGTCCTGTGGGTCCAGGTGGCCCACCTGAAGGCCCTGTGGCACCCTGAGGACCTGTTGCACCTGTATTTGTGGCTGTGCCAGGTATACCTTGTGCACCTGTGGGACCAGTTACACCTGGAGCACCTGTGGCACCTGTGTTGGTGGCTGAACCAGCTATACCTGTGGGGCCTGTGGGGCCTGCAGGGCCCACACCTGATGGACCAGTTGCACCTGTGGCCCCCATACCAGGACCAGTGGGTCCGGTGACCCCCATGGGTACCCAGTTGAAGCCCTGATAAAATTCAATAGTTTCCAAATCAGTGTTGTATCTGATCATGCCTCTGGCAGGAGGTAAGGGTGCTCCCGCTGGGCGTTGAGCAGTGCGGCCCACAGGCACTTGTATGGCACTGGTGCCAGGCACCTGAAACACATGGGCCAAGTCTGTGGGTGTCACTCTGGTCAACACCAAAGTACCAGCTGGGTCAGAGCTGAGGGTCACCACATCACTTTCCACGGCGCCTCCCAACTTGATGTTGGTGCTCTGCAGTGCATCAATTTCTTGTGCAGCCACACTAAATTGATTTCTGATTTGAGCAAAGTTATTCCTCAAATCCTGACTGGGGTTGTCACTGTTGGGCACAGGCACTAGGGGGTTGATCACAGAAGGGTCAATGTTACTTGTCATACCACAAACTCAATACGTTTTGGATATTTATGGGCACACACCATATGTCTCAAAGTGCGTGTTTTTCATATGTGTGTGGATAGATTGTGGGCAAGCTTTTTAAATACACGTGGTGCCCAACTCTCACAAGGAGAACCCACCGTTGAATAGAAGATTGAAGCGCTCAAGCAGAGCCAATCCTCGAGAAGATCGCAACCAGCCTCACAAGCAGGTGCGCAACAACATCATTGAGCTGGACCAGTTCCCCCAAACCAAGCACAAGGTATTGTTGATTCCCAAGAACCTCAACCAAGAAACCTACATAGATCAACTGGAAGATCCTCATGTGAACGTGGTGTTCGCAGTGGGTGCCGCTGGCACAGGAAAAACCATGTTGGCCACCTATGCAGGTATCAAAGCCATCAAGGAGGGCGCAGTAAAAAAGATTATTATTACCAGACCAGCAGTGAGTGTGGATGAACAACATGGATTTCTACCTGGCACACTGGTGGACAAGATGCAGCCCTGGGTGCTGCCCATCTTGGATTACTTCTATGAATTTTACTCCAAAAAGCAAGTTGCAGACATGATTGAAGTGGGTATGATTGATATTGTGCCACTAGCCTACATGAGAGGCAGAACATTTCATAACAGTTGGATTATTGCGGACGAGTTCCAAAATAGCACACCCAACCAGATGAAGATGTTACTCACTCGTATAGGTCAGAACAGCAAGATTGTTGTGACAGGTGACATACAACAACATGACAGAGGATTTGAGGCTAATGGATTGAAGGATGTGATCAATCGTTTGCAAAACAAACGAGGACTAGCATTGTGCAAGTTTGGTGACGCAGATGTGGAACGTCATCCCATAATTGAAACCATCTTGGATATGTATAAAGACTGATGTGACAGCCTGAGATGGATGTGTACCTGGGCACCCACATCCATCTCAGACTCCACAACCCACTACAAACCCCATAAATATTCCTGAATAGGAAAATGGGACTCACATAGTGTTACTACAAGAAAACGCAGCATTAGATGCACTCACAAAGCTGACCAGTCAACCCAACCTGATTGACATCATGGTGGATGTGGAAGATTATCTGGATAATGCCAACTTGTATGTGTTTGATAATTGGCTGAAAGGTGTGTTGGTGAGAGGTCCTGTGGTCAAGAAATACTGGATTGAAATCACCCTAAAATATGAATACAAACAAATGCCAGATCCAGAAGGTGGATTACGATTAACACCACATGGAACTCGAGTGCAGTTTGAAAAAGCTCAAGAGCTCAGACCTGAACCCATCAGATCACCATCAGATTATGAACCCGGTACTCATAAGCCCCGCATGAAGCCACATGATGTGTGGCTGGTGCACATGTGCATACCCAGACGATTTGTGGAAGCCATCAATCAAGACTTGTTGGACCAATATGATGATGAGGCTGAAGACACACAAACAGCTGAGGATCAGATCACTCAGGGTGCACCTGAAGGTCAACCACAAGGAGCACCACAACTATGAAACTCACAGAAGGTTTAAGACGTGGTGATTTGAACCACATGATTCTGCCCTTGATCTCAATAGATGAATTTTTATCGAAAATCGACGACCGCACAGTGATTGTGGTGGCTTTTTATGCCTATGAAGAAGACCCTGCACATGATTTAAGCAACTTCATCGAGCGTTCCCCCACCAATGTGTTAGACACAGATGTGTCACCTGCTCCCACCAGAGAAGGTTATTATGTGACATTTGTGGAGATCAAAAGAGATCAGAAGTTCATATCCAAACTGCTCAAGATCTTGGCAGAAGTGGACAACCTGACAGATGTCAAACAGTGGCAGTTCACCAGTCAGAAGCTGCCTTCTGGTAAAGTGCTGCCTGTGAGTGAAGCCAATCTGGAAAAGTGGGTTAATGTGCAACCAGAACTCGCAGACACACAGAAACCAGATGCAGATCAACTCAAAGAGTGGTTCTCACACAGCTCATTGCATGATGTGCAAGTGATTGACAATCAGATCCAACTGCACAGAGCAGGCATTACCCATGTGTATGAAGTGATCAGTTTGCAAACACAGCCACCAGATGCTCCCATGCAGTTGTCTGAAAGTCACATTGCCCTGTGCAACAGACTGGAACGCATGCTGGATGGACCTTATTCAGCGCACATCATGCAAGATCATGTGGTTGTGCAAAACTTGGTGAATGCAAGTTATTTGATCTTGAACCACAAGATTTGATCTCTCACTTGAGAATTTCCCAGGCTCTGCCACACACTGAACGAGCTAATCACATATCAAGCTTGATCATGCCAGCTAACAGCCGCTGGTGGCGGAAGGGATGCTCTGCATCAGGAACGCAAACAAATGCCGTGTCTTGACGGCGCCCAGGAAGCACCGCTGCCTGCATGATGTGAAACTCACCAGCGCGAGCCTGGGATATGCATGCTGTGCCAGGATACAGCATGCGAAAATCATCTCTCACATGTGCCGCATGTGATCAAAACGGATGGCTCTGACCCGTCATTGTCAACCATCAGGATTCGGATTGGGAAGCATGAAGCCCTGATCTGAGTTTGCCGCTGTGGAACTTTGGTTCCAGATTGCCCACTGTGTTAATCACACCACAAGTACCGGACAACCGCTTGTGCTCATCAGATGTGGGTGCTTCATGCTCTACAACCTCGCCGTACCAATGGTTTAGATGATCTCCTCATGATCTTCATGGGGAGAGTATGTCTATCCCAACACCACCCAATGGATAAGATTTCGATCGCAATTAACTAAATCATGCATCATCATGCATGTGTATCAGAAAGGAACACGATGACCAAACCTCACATATGTGTGATTGGGGCTGGAATAGCTGGTGTGTGTAGTGCATATTGGCTGTCTCAATCAGGATTTCAGGTCACCCTCATGGAATCAGAGCGATATCCAGCTCAGAGAACCAGCAGAGCCAATGGCAGTCAGCTGAGTGCATGTAATGCTCATGTGTGGAGCACCTGGCCTCAAATTCGCAAAGCTCTGGGCTGGATGTGGGATAAGGAAGCCCCATTCAGAATTGATCCCAGCTGGGAATGGCACAAGATCAAATGGCTTTGGCAGTTTGTGCAGAGTGCTGCCCGAAATGATCATGTGGCACGCACACAGTTGACCATTCAGCATGCCTTGCACAGTGCGCAAGCTCTACAACACATAGTGAATTCAGAACAGATTGAATTTGACCATGTGAAGCGAGGCATCCTGCATGTGTATTCTGATCTGAACATGTGGCATCAAGCACAGGATCTGCAACAAGTGTTTGAACATGCATCATGTGCATGGAGACCTCTCACATCTGATTCATGTGTGGATCTGGAGCCCAGCTTGCGCAACTACAAGGATCTGGTGGGAGGCATTTATACTGATCATGATGCCACAGGGGACATGCACAAATTTTGCACACACTTGACAGCACGCATGTCACACATGTATGGGGTCAAATGCATGTGGTGCACTCAGGTTCATCATGTGCATGCTCACAGCTCAGGTGTCATGGTGAGTCTGTCAGATCAAACCCACATGAACTTTGACGGTGTGGTGATTGCCAATGGGGTGTGGGCACCTGACCTGCTCACACAGGTGTCAGATCCTGTGAACATTTATCCTGTGAAAGGATATTCTGTCACCATCAAGCTGGATCATGCATCACAACAGGCGGCACCCTGGGTGAGCATGCTGGATGAGGCAACCAAGATTGTGTGCAGCAGGCTGGGATCAGATCGGCTCAGAGTGGCAGGCACCGCAGAGTTGTGTGGTTATAATTGGGACATCCATCAAGCCAGAGTGAAGCCCCTTTTGAACTGGGTGCACAACAACTTCCCTCAGGTTAACACCACAGAATACACACCCTGGGCAGGTTTGCGTCCCATGACACCTGACCAGATGCCTGTGGTGCGTCAGAGTGTGAACTCTGACAGAGTGTGGTTGGCTGTGGGAATGGGGCACCTCGGATGGACGTTATCACCAGGCATGACACGTGAGTTGGTGGACCGCATGGTGGACACATATGGATTAAAATAACGGTTGACTTATGTGTGGGATATGTTATCATGCAGTGAATTAGGAGATTCACTGTGGCTCATGACACGTTCAGACTGAAATTGCCCATCCAGGCGTTGGTCTCAGAAATGTTGGATCAACTGCCTGATCATATCTGGACAGATCCTGATATTCGATTTCTGGATCCTGCATTTGGTGGCGGGCAATTTGTGTTGGAGATCCGTCGCCGCCTATTGGCTGCGGGTCACTCACAGCAGAATGTGGCTGATCGCATTTGGGGTTGCGAAAGTTTGCCCACCAGAGTAAAATATGTGCAGAACTGGTTCAAGAGCGGATTGCACAACTTGTATGTGCGGGATGCTCTCACACATGATTGGGGCGATATGAAATTTGATGTGATTGTGGGTAATCCACCCTATCAGGACACCATGGCAGATGGTGCTCGCAAGAGCATCAGCTCCAATCTGTGGACCAAGTTCATGGACAAGAGTGTGAATGAACTTTTGGCCCCCAATGGATGGTGTGGCATGGTGGTGCCTGCCAGCTGGGCTGGACCCACCAAGAACTTGAGTAACAACCGCCGCATCCTCAAAGACATCTTTGCCGCCAACAACACTGTGATGCTCAACTTGGATCCAGATCTCAATCGGCACTTTCAACAGGTGGGCAGCACATTCAGCTGGTTTATTACTCAAAAGGCACCATATGCAGGTGCAACCAAGATACAACTGAGTGCGTCAGAACATGTGACCATGGACCTCACCAAGTGTGAATGTCTGCCCCGAATTCCTCATGTGTTGGCATATGCTGTGAATCAAAAGTATTTTGCCAAGTGTGGTGCAGATGTGATTGCAGGCCAATACAGAGAGACTGATGATCAATATCAGGAGCTCAAAACCAAGCAATACAAATATCCTGCCTATCACACCCCTGCAGATGGTGGCAGAACCTGGTATATGAAGACCAAACATCCCAATCTCGCCAAACACAAGATCATGATCAGTCTGAGTGGTAGGTATGTGCCTGTGGCAGATGCAGGCACACAAGGATACACAGACATGTGTTTGGCTTATATTGTGAAGCCAAATGAAACTCTGGAAAGTGCGCACAGTGTGATGAACAGCAAGTTGTTTCACTTCATCATGGCTGCCAACAAGTGGAGCGGGTTCAACAACAAGCAGGTGATCAGAACCTTTGCGCTGCCCAAGCTGAACAAGGTCTACACTGACAAACAGATCTATAAGTGGTTTGGACTCACTCAAGAAGAGTCAGATTTCGTAACAACTTGGTATCAAAACAATATTTCTGGTTGACATCTGATCAGTTCATGTTATCATGCACATGTGATAAGAGGAGCATGTGACATGAATTCAGATGTTTGGGCCAAGCTGGAAGCGAACTCTTATCGCAATCTGGCACCTTATCCAGAAGCTCCTCGCAAGCCCATGCTCAGCAACAAGGCCACTTCCACAGAAGTGCGACAGTATGCAGATGCACTGGATGAATATGATGCAGCCATGAAGATGCATCGTGAGAGCTTGGCTGCATACCATGCTCGCAGTGCAGCTCTGGAAGCTGAATTCAGGCTGGATCTGGAAGCACATTATGATATGGTGGGTCATGTGAAGGCTGATCTGCTGTATGGTAAGGCCTACCAGATGGGGCATTCAGGTGGCATGCATGAAGTGGCATCCTATTATGCAGATTTGGTGGAACTGGTGCTGTGATGAGCACCATACCTGACCTGATCCTCAGAGTGCGGGTGGGCAGTGCAGAATGGTACACCCTGGGTGAAGTGTTGAATTCTGAGCTGGGCCCTTGGAGGCAGTTTGGGACTGCGGAGGATTGGTTCCGCAGTCAAAAGGCTCGCTTTGACTGCGGGCAGGAAGATCAGGCTCTCAAATATTACGATTTAGAGTTTGAAAGTCACGAGGACTTGACGGAGTTTGTGCTCAAATGGATGTGACACAATCATACAAATTACCTGTGATGCGTGGCAGCACGTTGGACAACTTATTTCGCGATCTGTTTCGCAGACAAGATCTGCCAGATTGGTTTGATGTGTTTGACTGGATGCACACTCATGGTGTGAAATATGAGTCTGGCATCACATATGATTACTACACATTCACCAATTATGACGCCTGGGTGCAATTCCAGTTGGCATGGCTGTAAGGAACATGAATGTGATGGAGGACATGCAATTGAGTTCACAAGTGTTTCTGCCCATCACACCAGATGATCCTGTGGATGTTGCTCGCATGCCCTACAAGATCCTGATGCCCTGGCAATTGAAGCATTATGATTGGTTAAATGCACACATGAAATTTGACCAGGATTGGTTCAGTTGGGTGGCCCCTGGGAACGTGGACATGGAGATTTATTATTTTGCACAAGAGTCAGATGCTGTGAGGTTCTGGCTCACATGGCAGTGACTGTGCATGAATACAAATTGATTCTGGAAACTGGGTCACCATTGCACAGATGGTTTGTGCAACACATGATGCAAGATCTTCAATTTGAGGAATGGTTGGAAACACAAGGTGTATTCACCACAGTGGAATGGATGGATAGTGAGTTCAAGCGTGTGCTCATGTTTGAATCAGAATCTGCATGGTGGGAGTTTAGGCTCACATGGATGTGACTGAATCACACAAACATGTGTTGACAATAAGAGCTGGATCCCCAGCTGGGAATCAAGTGGGCAACACATTGCAATTGCAGTTGGGCGCCTGGTATGAGTATCAAGATCTTATTGATTGGTTCAGAAGCCAAAAAGCCACATTCATCCCTCTATCGGATAGAATAATGAATCATTATATGCTAGAGTTTGAAACTCAGGAAGATCTCATGGAGTTTGTACTCACATGGCTGTGAACAGAGTGAATATGAATGTGCAGGCCTTGCGCAATGATTCAGTGCCTGAACAGTATAGCGAGCGCAATGTGAGAGATGACGTCAAGCATGTGAGCACTGAGGATCTGCGTGCACTCAGTGAGCAAGATCGCTTCCCATTTGCTGTGATGACACTCAACGTGCTGGGCGACATGAATGTGAGCACAGTGATCCGTAGTGCTCATTTGATGGGTGCTGAACGGGTCACAGTGTTTGGTCGTCGCAAGATTGACAATAGAGGTCTGGTGGGCACTGGCAACTATCAACAGGTGGACAGGGTGTGGGGTGTGTCAGAGGATTTGACTCTGCAAGCACACACCTTCACATCATATTGTGAGCAGCATGGGTATGTGCCTGTGTTTGTGGAACAGGGTGGAGACTGTGTGTTTGATGTGAATTGGCGTCACATACATCATGACGCCATGAGTGTGCACAAGAAGATCATGCTGGTCATGGGCACAGAGCGAGAAGGCATTCCAGATCACATCATCCAGGCTGGCATAAATCTGGGTGGCACCCTGGTGAGCATTCCTCAGAGAGGTGTGATCAGATCCCACAACCTGAGCATGGCATTTGCCATTGTGGCTGGCTGCATGGTGAAAGATCTGGGTTGGTATTAACCATGGCAGTCAAACTGGATTTGGTCATATGGTGTTCAGAAATAAAGCGTTGGCAATCTCATCCTGCCTATGCAAACTTGATGAAACATTTGGTAGCCCAAGGATGCAAGTATCCATTTTATCAACAGATAAATCAGGTGCTGAAACCCATGAATGGTAAAATTATAGATAAGAATTTGACATTTGTGGAATTTGAGTCTCTAGAGGGGCTCACTCAATTTGTGCTGGCTTGGTCATGAAGGTGCGACTCACTGTGCATGATGTGAGGTCCCACACGCAGGACCCGGTGTTCATGAATGCATGCTACAGGAATCTGTTGGAAGGGGTCTCCACTGCTCAGTGGTCCAGCATGCACAATGTGCAACGACAGCACACAGTGAATCAGCTGTTGGCTCCATATAATGGCACTCTGTGTGCGTTTGATTTCCAACACATTGTTGTGGAATTTGATAGTCAGGAAGATCTCACGGAGTTTGTGCTCACATGGAGTTAGTAGTAATGATTTGGGAACCTAATGCTCCAGATCGTGACATACATGCCAGTTGGTGGAACTTGACACAGTATTTGGACATGCATGTGCCTGACTGGAATAAGCCCCTGCCTCATACATCACTCCACCAATATCATCGTGTCATGAGCAATCATATGGATGACTTATTGATCACATTCAATGGCAAGGTCAAACAGTTCGATTCCTTCCAGATCATGTTTGAATTTGATTCTCAAGCAGACCTTGCAAACTTTTTGCTCACATGGAGTTGACTCATGGTGGAACTTGAAGTTTTTCGATTTGGTTGGATGCAGGCTACTCTGTGTAACATGCATCCCAGTTTTAGACGGCTGGTCACGCACATGGTGGATCATGTGCCTGATTGGCGAGCAATACCCTGGGACCAAAAGCAGGCAGCGTATGATCGTGTGTTGAAGGACTATCATGCCACCATACACCGCAATGACTTGAATCTGTGTATCCAGTTCGAGCATGAAGCCGATCTCACATCATTTGTGCTCACATGGAGTTGAACATGCTCTCACATTGGCGTTGGCATCTACAACGCATACACAGATGGTGGAGAGGTGACAGTCTTCCTGGTGCTCACATGATACGTCAGGTGGATCGTTTGCGTGATAGGTTCCATGTTCCACACACTGCCATGGGCACCATCTGGTGTGAAGTGATGGTGCAGGATCACCAGATCCGCCATCTGCCTCACAGGGTGACTTGTGCATCACACCCCAGCAACAGCATATTTGAGCCCAGTGTGCAAGAAGCATGGTGTACACATCATGTGGGCATGAGGGACCAGGATTGGTTGTACATGGGACAGAATGAGTGGGCATTCAGAACGCAGGATCATGCTGTGCAATTTCAGTTGATGTGGCGATGACCAAAAGAACAAACCCAAACAATTGGCATGTGGTGAGTGTGTCACACATGCGCACAGCTGAATCCATAATCAAACTGGCTGCATGGTGTTCACGTCATTTGGCACTTAACACTTGGGATTGGGGAGGAGGAGAGTTCAGATTTCAGAATGAATCAGATGCTGTGCTATTTGCACTTTTACTGGATTGACGCAGAGTAAATTGTCCGCTATATTCGATACATGAGCAATGGTGCTCAACCACCCTAGAGCTACAGAACTCAGGGTGTCCACTCCACAAGTGCATGCAAGCACACGGAGAAACTGACCACAATGATTATTCGTAACATGGAAATTGTTCAGCGTGCATATGACCAGAAGTTCTGCGTATGGGCAGAAATTGACAATCCGGAAGTTGACCGTGATTGGTATCTAAAGAACAACCTGGGTGTGCCCCAGATTTGGGTCATCCTGAATGTGAGCCACACTCGCGATGCTGCTGTGCGCACCATCAAGCAGGTGCGTGGCAGCAACTAAGCTGCCTTACTGAGTGTGTCACCAAACAGTTGAATAATCTGCTGTTTGGTGGCCTCATCCACTTGCACACATTTAGCCCAAACAGCATCAGGGAACAGTTGTGTGACCTGAGCTTGGGCATCCACAACATGATCTGCCTGCACAAATGCAGCCAGTTTTATATCCCAAACATGATCATTTTGTAGAGCATGCCAAGCCTTAACATCTTGGTTAGCCCATATCTGTTGTATGTGTGCCAGATCCACATCATGATCATCCTTCGCTCTGGGCATTTGGCCCTTGCTCACATACCAAAAGTCCCAGGGTGTATCCACAGCATCTTCCCTCCATGTGTGCCAACTCACATAGTAGGTGTTTTGGGTCATGATGAGCCTCCTGCATGTCATATTAAATACTTATAGCTAGTGAGCATGAGGATCACACATGAAATCCGACTCTCTGACAGAATTTGATGTGGATGACATACTGTCCCGAGAGGCCATTCACACCCTGTTTGGTCATGTGGATGAGGAGAAAGTGGAGTCAGCTGTGAGATTCATACTGGCTCACAACTGTGTGCCCAAAAAAAAGAAGTTCATCACCCTGATTGTGAACAGTGAGGGTGGAGATCTCACAGATGCCTTTGCTCTCATAGATGTGATCACCCACAGCCAGATACCTGTGCACACACTGGGCCTGGGTCAAATCAGCAGTGCAGGCCTCATGATATTCATGGCAGGCGCACCAGGTCATCGTGTGCTCACTCCCAACACCCACATCATGAGCCATCAGTGGTCAGGCACATTTGAGGGCAAAATCCATGAACTCCTGAGTGCTCAAGTGGATTTCGCCCAAACCACACAGCGCATGATCAATCATTATGCACGCCACAGCAAGCTGAGTGAGGCAGACATTCATAAGCATTTGTTGCCTGCACATGATGTGTATCTGTCAGCCACTCAGGCTGTGCAACTGGGCATAGCAGACAGAATCCAAACGTGATTCCTTAAATAACATCACCAATGAGCAAAGAAGATTATATTCAAATGCAAGGCACAGTTATTGAAGTGTGCCCCAACGCCCTGTTCAGAGTCAAGCTGGAAAACGATCATGTGATCCTGGCCCACTTGGCAGGCAAGATGAGAATTCACAACATCAACATCCATTTGATGGATCAGGTCACTGTGGACATCAGTTCCTATGATCTCTCTCGTGGCAGGATAGTGTATCGCCAGAAGCGTGTGAGAAACCCATCTGCCTCATAGGGGTTATGAGCTCACACCCTGAGCATCAAACCACTCTTGGATGACCTTCAGATTGTTCTGCAGGCGAGTGTCTTGTGGAGCATGGGTGACAGCTTGTTGGGCATGCTGTAGAGCTTCCTGTCTGAGTCCCAGATTCCAAGCTGCAATGCCTGCCAGATCATGAGGCAGCCAGCTCCAAGCCTCTTCTGAACAGGTGTAGTCCATGGGATGTGAAGTGATGGCAAGAGCCTTCTGGGCATGCAGATAACAGGACTGCCAGTCTGACTTCTGATAAAAGTATCTGGCCAGTTCCACTTGTGGCTCTCTGTGTGTGGGCACTTCCAGTGCTGCACATTTTAGCCAGTATAATCTGTGTTCAGTATCCACTGTGCTCAGGTTGATCATGGCATGACCACGTTCCACATTCCAACAGGGCATGGTGAGGAACTCTTTGTATACCTTAACGCTCTCTTCAGGCTGACCTCTATACATGAGCTCTCTGCCCAAATAGGCCTTCATGCGTGCATCACCTGGCGCTTCTCTCACAGCTTCTCTCAGCAATTCCAGATCGTTACTCTTGTGTTTGGCTTCAGGATAGTGCAAGATCTTCAAATCAGCACACATCACCTGTTGCTCAGGCAGTCTGCTACACAGGCCTTCGTGAGTTGCCCCTAGCCAACGAAAACCATACCGATGATGAATGCGATCTCCCCACCAAGTCTTACCTGGTGACCCATCTGCCAACCAGTTCCACACATATGTGTATCTGAGACGGGTGGTTCCAGGTGTCCAGGCAGCTTCCAGCTTGGATCTCCATCCTGGATCTAACCTTTCATCCATGTGCAGACAGATGCAAACGTCTGTATCTGCAGGTAGTAAGCTCATGGCTATGTTATATGCGTCATCAAATCTCCATGGCTTAATACACACATCATAGACACTGACACCTGCATCAATCAAGATTTGTTTGGTATCATCTGTACTTCCAGTATCTATGACTACCCTATAGTCTGCTTCCTTACAGGAGGCTGCCCAATCAGCGGCATGTTTTTTTTCATTTAGAGCTGGAGAATAGATACCAATTTTCATATCTTATTTTAGTGATGGTATAAGTTTGATTGCAATAAGAAGGATAAATATATGTGCTGATCGCGGCCTGCCAGCCCACCAGCTCTATAACCGAAGGAATTACAGCATGAATATTTATCTGCACACAATGCAATCTGCATCACTACCCAACAAATATACTAGGTGGTATGTGAACATTATTCAACAAGCCCTTGTGAGGGGTCCATTAGACGGATACGTTGAGCGACATCACATATTACCTAGATGTTTTAAATTGGGTGGTGAAAGAGATAGCAACAATCTTGTCGTATTGACTGCAAGAGAACATTTTATATGTCACAAACTATTACCTAAGATGACTGACAACAACGTATTAAAGTTAAAGCTCACATGTGCAGTCCTGTTCATGGCATACGGTAACGGCCAAACGCCCAAATACTTACCACCATCTATATGTGTTGCCCATATTCGAGAAAGTCTTTCTCAGCTTAAAACAGGAACCAAAGGCACAAAGTGGACAGATGAGCAAAGAGAAAGTTTAAAGGGCAGAGTTCCACATAATAAAGGAGTACCTATGTCTGAAGAGGCTAAAGCTCATTTGAGGGAAATGCGTAAGCTCCAAGAAAGTCTACCTCATTCTGCGGATGCAAAGTTGAAAATAGGTAAAGGTTTGAAAGGGGTCACAAAAGGTTGGACCCAATGGAATAATGGCGTGATATCAATTAAATCAATAGAATGTCCAGGAGAGGGTTGGAATAAAGGATGTTTGAAAACCACAGTCAAAGGCATGAAATGGTGGACAAACGGTGTTGCACAAAAACGGTCGCACACCTCTCCTGGAGAAGGATGGTATTTGGGAAGAACATTCAGATACAAGAGCTCAAAGTAGTGATTGCTGGTCAAATTTGACCTAATGTTTGTTGAATCACTTTCAGATTGTTTTGCAACCGCACATCATGTGGGCTCAGGCGCACCGCTTGAATGGCATGTGATTCACTTTGTTCTTTCAAACCCATGTTCCAGGCACTCACAGCAGCTAAATCATCCAAATGGGCTCCCCAAACATCCGCTGTGTCCAGGTACGTCTCAGTCTTTTGGGTGATTTGTAGAGCTTGCACACAAGCTGCATAACAGGAAGGCCATTCAGCATGGGCATAGTGATATTGTGCTAGATCTCTCCAGCATTCTCTCCTCTCCGGTGCTGTGGCCACTGACCTGCGCAGCCATTCCAGTTGACGATGAGGTTGAAGTTTGGCCAACCATCTTTCTGCCTCGCTCTTTTCCAAGTGCCACACATGATCCATTTTGAGCAGCTTGAGGAAGTATTCTGTGGCTTGCTCTGTGTGATTCACATGAGCATGTTCTCTGGCCAACCAGAATAACGTTTGGGCACATGTGGGGTCCTCTTCATGGCTCAGTTGAAGCAGGGGCAGATACTGGCCGCGTGACTTCTTACTGTCAGGCACATGGTGTTGCACCAGGTCTGGCACTGTGACCACATGCTCTGTGCCCAGGGCGAACACAGTTTCATGCACAGGCCTCTTCCATGTGTAGCCCTGTCTGGCATGTATCTTGTCTGCAAAGTGGGTGAGTGAAGGGGTTCCCATGCCTGTGTAGTGCGTGTGATATGTGTGTCTCACTCTGGTGGTGCTGGGGTGCCATGCTGCCTCCAGGATGGGTCTCCAGCCTGGTGCCATGTGTTCATCCATGTCCATGCTGATGCAGATGTCCACATCAGCAGGAATCAAACTGAGCGCAATATTGCGAGCCAGATCAAATCTCCAGGGCCTCACATGGATCACCTCACATTTTACTCCCAGTTCTCTCAACTTGTTCACAGTTTGATCTGTGCTGCCTGTGTCTGCAACCAGCCAGTAGTCAGCTTCTGCCACACTGTTAAACCAGGTGTCCACAAACTGTGATTCATTTAATGCAATAGTATAAACTGCTATTTTAGGCATCACACTGCTCCATACGTGGGGATTAAAAACTTACCATGAAAGCCAAAGCTCTTACCCAACCATTCACTTTGTGTGTTGTTCTCAATACTGAATTGATCTGCTATGTGTGCAGGAGCCCACACGCATCCTAATTGTTCCAATGCATGACGCTCATCCAAACAGATCAGATAATCTTCATGACGATCTGAAGCTGAGATGCATAACTGTTTGATGGCTCGTAACAACTTGCGACTGCGTAAACTAAATCCTCCATTACCCACTGCGTGAGGCATGTGCCAATGTGGGGGCCAGCATGCTCCCACATAATCATATGTGAGGAATTCAGGGCTCCAGGCATGTGCATTCACAGCATGACCATCACACTGAATAATTATCACATGATCCTCCTGTATTATATCAGGTAGCAAATTTATACAAACACGATTGTAGTCTATGGGGAAGTTCTGTATGGGACTGATGTGTATCTGCTCTATGGACACGTTAAATGACAATTCAACAGGTCGGTCACTTATCCAGTATGCCTTATCAGCAGCATGACACATGTCTAACACTTTCAATGTGTGTTGCAGTGTGCGTGCAGCTTGTGCATGATGCCTGGTATCAATTATGCATACAGCCAAAGTCATCGCAATTGTGATCCCCAATCTGTGCATATGGCTGCACAGTTCCATTTCACACAATCTATCAGATCATTCACATGTGTTTCAGGCAAGACTGCCACACTATTAGCTATCAAATCATGGCCAGGTTGTGTCCACCAATAACCCTGACTGGTCAACACTCTGGTATCTGACTCATGCCAGAAGAAGTTGATTCTGGAATCAGTTCTCCACACAGACTGTAGCAGATGGGCACTTGGTGTGTCTTTGGCATGTATCCACAAGTGGGGCTGTAGCAGGAAGCTGAGATCCACTTTGTATTGCGCATGATCATGTCCCAGATACCAGTCATTCTTTTCACGACGCACATCAACTTCCACATGCCAGCCTGATTGTAATAATTGCGTGATGTGGTGTGGTTCATTTTCTAATTGTGGATCATTTGGGCCCCATATGAGCCCCCTGTGTGCGATTATTTTCATGATATATGAATTGTAAGACTATCGCATTTGAGGATCAATATTCATGTTAAGGCATGATGCCCCAGCTTCTCACAATACCATTATCCCACACATGCTGCTTGATGCATATTTTATGTTCATGCATGTGTGCTCTCAAGAACAGTTCTCCACAAAAGTCCACACCATGGTTCATGTACAAGTTGGGTATGTTGTGCACAATAGTTGCATACACATCCATTACTTGGCTTGATCCATATGCAAACTGATCATTTATGCCCACTAAGGGTATGCCATCGTATGTGAATTTGTGACCATCCAGCGTGGGCGTGCGAGCCACATTCACACAGGGATTGCTCTGCAAATCCACATGTGATAAAAACCAGTCAAACCTGGCCCTGATCACCACGTCATACCTGTCCCCACGCACATGCTCCTGAATTTGGCGCAACTGTTGTGCTCGTCTTATGCCTTCAAACTGACTGAACTGTGCTTGAGGCGTCACACGATGCGGCCAAATTCGAGTAGTGTAAGCAGTCACATCAAATGGAGGCACCAGATCAATCTGATATCGCACAGGCTGATATGCATGCTGCACCAGATTATGGGTGTGTGCATCTTGTGCAGCACTCTGGCTCCAGGTGTGCACAAAAACATCACAGTCATATGGCTCTAACAGGCATGTGCGCCAGTATGGCGCACATTCTGGGATGAAGCGAGGTAAACCACTGAAGCACACAGCCACTTTCATGGTGGAGTGGGTATGCTCACTTTGTCATTTGCGCTAGGGAATTTCACACACACTATGCCACAAGGTGACAGGAACTCAGGGTTGGTGACCTCATAAGGTGCTAGTTCAAATATGTCACCTTCCTTCAAGTGAACACCCTGTATGATCATTTCTCCTGATATGATCAGATTGATTTCTGTCACATGAGTATGATAGTGCCAGTCTCTTATTCCTGGTTCATGCACACGGTAACCCACTTCCACATGTGGTGAGCTCCATGCAGTGGGTTCAAATGCGCCCACAAACCAACCTCTCACCATGTGATCTATATGATTCACCCTCATAAACCACTCACCTTCCAATCCACAGTGTGCCAACCCTGATTGGTGATCACATTCACCCCTCTGGCACGATCTGGATCTGTGGGCAACATCTTGTCATTAATGAGCACTCTCACACCACTTGTGATGCCCATGATGAGCTGATCGTAAATGATGCCTGCATGTGCCAGCTGTTTCACAGTGTGGGCTCTAGCACTCTCTTTCCTGGCTGTGGTGAGCACAATGTGATGCCCCTGGCTGTCCCACTCATCAAACTTATCTCTCACACCTGTGATCAGTGCCCCTGGATCCTGAAGCACATGGCTGATCTTGTGTAAGTGAACCAAGATGGTACCATCAATGTCACAAAAGATGGTCTTGGGCTTGTTTGAGTAAAACTCATTCTGAGCACCCACATATGTGGCCACATCTTCAGGAGTGCCTAGTGGCACATACACATGAGCAGCCACATGGTAGGGCGCAATGTGCGCACCTTCATGAATCAAATAATTGTATGTTTCACTCACATAACATTCGGGCCTGCCTGATGTTCTGAACTCTTCTCTGAGTTTGTGTGCACTTCTCACAAAGTCTGCACCTCGTCGCCAGTAGTGGAATCCCACCAGCGCATGGTCACTCACACACTTTTTCTCCACCACTTGGGTAACCCTGTTCTCATCATCAAGCACAGCAAATGAGTTTTTGGGATCCATGTTGTTGTATAACACAATGGCTCCATCACATGCTGCATTATTCACAAATGTGATAAATTGTTGTGGATCCCATTTGAATATCTGATCACAATTATACACGATCAATTGTTCTGATGTGTTAATCAAATGTTCCGCAGCTAACACACTGTCGCTTGCGCCCTGACTGATTTGGCTGAGCTGAATTTCAGTATGATCCGGTTTAAGTGTTGCGAGTAATTGACTCAGCTGTGTATTGTGTGCAGGGTCATCAAACTTACGAGTAACAAACACGAAGTGAGCGTCCACATCAAACGATCTCACAGCCCATTCAATCAAAGTTTTACCTTGGACTTTGATGAGAGGTTTAGGTGTTGTGTCACCTTGTTTAGCAAATCGGCTGCCGGCTCCAGCCATGGGAATAACAACTTTCATGCATACCACCTACCACATGTTGACATGTGCATAGTGTGGTATGCAATCTAGAGTAGATTCAATTTATTTTAACCCCTTCATTCACGAAGTTGTAGAATTTGTCCCATGCGTAGTGCACTATGTACCAAGTGAGTTTCATGTGCACCCAAATTGGGTGTAGTGCCTTCCTGTACATAGTCCGCACCCACAAAACCAATCAAGTCACCATGTCTAGAGTAAATGGGGCATCTGATCATGTGTCGGGCACCTCTGGCCTGAAAATACCAGTAATCATGTCCTGTGGCATCTGTGTCTATGTCTGTGAGCGTGGTGCACTTGCCCTTAGTGAACTCCTGATTCATGTGCACGTTGATGCTGCTGGGAATACGTTGCATGAGACTGATCACTCTGTTCACACCAGGACGAATCACTTCATGGGTGTTAGTGTGAAATATGAAAGGTATGCCACCCACAGCAGGGATACCATTGTGATATCGGAACACATATGTTCGGTCAGCTAGTGCAACAGTTAACACCTTATGCAACTCTTCTGTAATCTGGGTATCCACATGAATACTGGTGGTGAGTTCATGTGTGAAATGTTGCATGCTTCTGCTGCGCTGCCACAAGTCCAACACAGGGGTAAAGTGAAATGTCACAATGTATGTGATGCTCATCACGCACAACACAAGAGTGATCCAGACCAGATGCCATAGCATTCTGACAGGATGCACAGTCTTGAAATATCTGAGGAGCAACTCTATAATGGATTTAGCCACAGTATGGATCCCTATTAGGGGTTTACAATATTTAAAAACAAGCTGTTAGTAGTAATCAGGTTGATTATTGGTGATGATAAGGCTACAATTATACCATGGAAGACCTCTACAAAATACTTGGTGTGGATAACCAAGCTGACGCAGATCAGATCAAAAAAGCTTATCGCAAGCTGGCACGAGAACTACATCCTGATGTGAACAAAGATCCTCATGCACAGGAAAAGTTTAAACAGATAAATCAAGCCTATGAAACGTTGAGTGATCCCCAAAAGCGTTCAGAATATGATTATTCTCAAACACATGCCAAAATGGGTGGCAGAGCCCATTTTAATCAACATCACACAGGTGGTTTCCAAGACATATTTGAACAAATGTTTGGAAACATGGGATTTAGCCCCTTTCAGCAACGATCTGCTCGCAATCCAGACAGCGTGTTTCAACTCAACATCACTCTGGAAGAAGCATTTAAGGGTAAACAGGTTCAGATCAACCTGGGAGATCAAAATCAAAAGCCCAGTCAAATCCAAGTGACCATTCCACCCGGAGTGGAAGATGGCACCAGATTCAGATATGCAGGTAATGGCAACAGAGTACAACCCAACCTGCCGCCTGGCGATTTGGTGATCATCATACATGTGGAGCCTCACACAATCTGGCAAAGACAGGGAGCACACTTGCATCAGGAAATCCAAGTGCCCTTGTGGCAAGCAATTGTGGGAGACACTCTGAACATAACCACAATAGATGGCAGTCAAGTGAATGTGAAATTGCCTGAACTGAGCGTGAACCAAACTGTGTTAAAAGTGAGCCAGAAAGGCATGAAGATACGCAACAGTCAGAACAGGGGTGATCTGTATTTGCATGTGAAGATCATCATGCCCAATCAATTGACAGAAGCACAACGTGCACACATATCTGCCTGGAAGCAACAATCTTGACACATGAGCATGTGCGCACAAAATCTAAACAACAACAAGGATTCCTGTGAATGAGTGATACTCGTAACCAGAGTGACTTTGAACAAGTTCTCAACAGAAGCTTCGATCTGGCTGTGGAACTTCAACACGAATATGTGACACAGGAACATCTGTTGTATGCATGTTTGGAACAAGAGGCTCTGATCAAAGCGTTAAAACACATGGATGTGGATGTGAACACACTTAAGGCTCAAGTGTGGAGCTTCTTGTCTGATACAACCAAGCACAGCATGTGGCCAGACACCAGATTTCAACCCAAATATACACACACTGTGCTCACTGTGGTCAAACAAGCCAAAGCACAAAGTTTGTTTTTGCAACGTAACCAGATCGACCTGCTGGACATTGTGATGGCCATGTTCAACACCAAGGAAAGTTGGGCAGCTTACCTGCTCATGCAGGCTGGAGTGAACAAAAAGAAGATTCAAGCATATGTGACTGTGAAATCCAGCCAGGAACACACCGAAGTTGATGAAGATCAAGCTCTACTAATCTTGGGTCAATTTGCCACCAATCTGAATAAAAAAGCACAGCAACAAAAAACAGACCCCCTCATTGGCAGGCTGCGAGAAGTCAATCACATGGTGCATGTGCTGTGCAGAAAGCTCAAGAACAATCCTCTGCTGGTGGGTGCACCAGGTGTGGGCAAAACACAGATTGTGGAAGGCTTGGCCCGTCTGATTGTGGAGAAGCAGACTCCACATCAGCTGCACAACAAAGAGATCTGGAGCCTGGATGTGAGTGCACTGGTGGCAGGCACCAAATTCAGAGGTGACTTTGAAGAAAGAATGAAGAATCTCATTCAGGCTGTGAAAAGTCTGCCTGATGTGATACTGTTTGTGGATGAGATTCACATGATCCTGGGAGCAGGGTCAGGTGGAGGTCAAAGCAGCATGGATGTGGCCAACATACTCAAGCCTGCCCTGGGTAGGGGTGAGATCAAGTGTATAGGTGCCACCACACCTGAAGAGTTTCGCAAGCACTTTGAAAAAGACAGGGCGCTGCTGCGCAGGTTCCACAAACTGGACATACAAGAACCCAGTGTGACAGATGCCAAACTGATTGTGAAAGGCGTTCTGAACTCCTTTGACAATTATCATGGAGTCACATATGATGCCATGTGTGTGGATGTGAGTGTGGATCTGAGTGTGAAGTTCATGCAGAACAAACATCTGCCCGACAAGGCACTGGATGTGATTGACCATGCAGGAACTCTGGTCAAGCTGGCAAATAAAACTCATGTGCATGTGAGCCACATTCAACAGGCTGTGCATGATCTCACAGGCATACATTTGGATCAGATTCAGCAACAGCAACGAGCAGAAACACCTGATATTCAGGCTGTGATCACCAGCAAGCTGTTTGGCCAAGATCATGCTGTGCACATGGTGAGTGATCAGGTATACATGAGCCTGAGCGGGCTACGAGAAAACAACAAAACACAAGGCAGTTTCCTGTTTGTGGGACCCTCTGGTGTGGGCAAGACAGAACTAGCCAAACTGTTGGCAGAAAGCTTAAACTACTCCTTTGTGCGATTTGACATGAGTGAGTTCCAGGAGAAACACTCTTTGAGCAGACTGATTGGTAGCCCTCCAGGTTATGTGGGTTATGCAGATGGTGCAGCAGGTTCAGGTGCACTCATTAATGCTCTGGAAGCTGCTCCTCAATGTGTGCTGTTGATTGATGAAGTGGAGAAGGCACATCCAGATGTGAGTCAGTTGTTCCTGCAGGTCATGGATGCAGGTGTGCTCACAAGTGCCAATCAAAAGGTCATTCACATGAATCATGTGATTCTGATCTTCACCAGCAATTTGGGTGCAACAGATGCTCAACGCAATCCATTGGGCTTTGGTGACAACAAGGATGTGGTCTCAGACACAGATGCTACACCAGCTGTGAAACAATTCTTTGCACCTGAATTCAGAAACAGACTGGATGCTGTGATCAACTTTAAATTACTGCAATCAGATCACATGATGCAGATTCTGGACAAGTGTGTGATCCACTTGAATCAAATGTGTGCACTCAAGAATGTGTGTGTGACCCTGGATCCCAAGGCCAAGACATGGTTGGTGCAAAAAGGATTTGATCCTGTGATGGGCGCAAGACCTTTGCAGCGTTGTGTGGATGAGCACATTAAAAAGCCGTTGAGTAGGGAGATCCTGTTTGGTAAACTCCAGCAAGGGGGCAGAGTGTTGGTTAGTGTGGACACAGACAACAAGCTGAAGCTGGACTTTCTGCAAGCCAGTGTGCCCAATTTGAACACTTGGGAAACTGATCTGCAAAAGTTAAATTGGGAGCACACTCATGGAGTTGATTAAGAATCTGATTGCGCACAAGTTGATCCAGCCTGGCACCTGGTTGGGTGTTAAAACCCCACTAGAGTATCGTGTGCATCACAGACTGAGAGTGGAACGTGTGAGTGAAGATCAGGTGTGGGCATGTGTGCCACATTCTGGACATGTGGTGCCCATATGTGCAGAACACATATGTGAAGTGGATGGCATGAGCATGCACCGAGTGTGTGCTCAAGCAGATTTGGACAATCAGGGTATTAAGTTGAAACCCCAAACCAGACGTGGCAGAAAACCCAAACATCCCAGAACTAAATAATCCAAACAGATTATCAGGTTCAAGCAATGGCGCAAGTTATTCAGACCACATTTGTGGTCACCATCAGCAAGCTGGTCAAAGACTCACAAGTGGACACACCAGTATTGGATGCACTACAAACAACCACCATTCAGCAAATGCTGCCAGGAGTGGTGGAAGAAGTGTTGGGTGACAGCAGTGTGATAGTGGAAGTACAATCCCTCGCAGACTGAAAATCCAGTAAATAACCCAAACATGCAAAGTGATTTGGGTAGACATGGATAGTGTGGTTTTACTGCTCACCACAGGCAGTCAGATAAACGTTACTGGTGAGAAACAAAAAGGTGCTGGTTACTCTAACTGGAGCGGCATCAGTCATACAGTGAGTGTGACTTGCACCAACTTTGTGGGCAGGATATATCTGGAGGCCAGTTTGGCCCACCATCCTGAGGAATCTGATTGGTTCGGAATCCCCTTCAATCACACACTCACCTATGTGCAATATCCCTTAAATCCTTTCAGACCCACAGGCAGCATCCAAGGCGACACAGGCACAAATTCTTTTGAATTTGTGGGCAATTATGTGTGGGTGAGAGCCAGACTGGATCGCACCTATCTGAATCCACAGCCCATCGATGCCTCCACAGTGGGCAGTGTGGATGAAATTCTCATGAACTACGGTGCACTCAGTGGCATTGCATCAGGTACCGGCACACTGGGCATCCAGGGCCCCACAGGTCCAAGAGGTCCTATGGGATTGCAAGGAGAACCTGGTGTGCCTGTTTTGGGAGTAATTAAAGAGTTCACTATCAACTATAACGGGATGGGAGAAATAAGTGGCGTGACCAATTTACCTGTGGGATGGTCAGCCACATTCACAAACAACTCTGTTACAGTCACCCACAATCAGCTCAGATTACCCAGTGGCTTTTATGTGTGGGGCTTGACCAGTCACCTCACAACAACCTGGTCAGTGCGAAGTCCAGATCTCACCATGTATGTGTCATATGACACCATGCATCCTAACCAATTTCAACTGGTCAACGTGATAGCCACAAATGTGGGCACTGTGGCAAATGGCGCAGCACGTGCCATCCTCATCTTTAATTCTGTAGCCTAACATAAACCATATAAAGGTTCATTTAGTATCTCCTAGTGGATCATGTGACCACACTTTTCTCATGTGGCCGCAATTTGTATCATAAATAGGGTTAAGTGCTAACAAGGTGTGACACATGAGGGCCAGAGAATTTATTAGAGAATTTACTGTTAATGTGCCTGTGACCATTAACATCCCTTTAACAGATCCGGTCAATTCCACCACATCTGATGTGGTGAATCCAGGGGTAAGATATGGTGACAATGACAAAGCCAAATGGAGCCCGCCCTTACAGCAGCATTTGGACACCATGAAAGATGGAGTGGGTCCCACATTACCAGACGTTTTAGACAAACCCATGGAAATACCTGCTGTGAAACGTACCAGCACAGTTAAATCCAATCCGTCCACCATGGGTATCTTTGGGCCCAGACCTAGCACACCAGGATAAAATCTTTTGCCCATAATTCGAAAGATTTGGACCAGCAAAACCGGCGGTGATGGTGACACATATGTGGGTCGCGCAGGTGAAATTTGGTATGATAACGATAGAGCAGAGTTACGATACAGCGATGGTGACACACCCGGTGGCATACCCATGGGAGGTGGCGGAGGTTCTGGTTCCACAGGGCCCACAGGGTCACCAGGCCCTCCGGGTATTAGCGGATTAAGTGGCGAGTCTGGTACATCTGGTGAGAGTGGTGCCAGTGGCTTACATGGCGTGTCTGGATTTAGTGGCTACTCAGGAGAAAGTGGCACAAGTGGACTGAGTGGTGTAGCCGGCACAAGCGGTATCAGTGGTTACTCAGGTGCTGGCGGAGAGTCCGGCACCAGTGGCATAAGTGGATACTCAGGTGAGAGTGGCTCAAGTGGTGAATCTGGTATATCTGGCACAAGTGGCCAGTCTGGTACATCGGGGATATCAGGTGAAATCGGTGCCAGCGGTCAATCAGGTATCTCAGGTATAAGTGGCTACTCTGGTGAGAGCGGTATAAGCGGATTTAGTGGAGAAAGCGGTGAATCTGGTATCTCAGGTATATCTGGACAATCAGGTTTAAGTGGAGAATCAGGCACACCAGGCGTAAGTGGCGTCAGCGGTGAGTCAGGTATTTCAGGAGAAAGTGGTCAATCTGGTACAAGTGGTGAATCTGGTATATCTGGTGAGTCTGGCACAAGTGGAATAAGCGGCGACTCTGGCATATCAGGTGAAAGTGGTATCAGTGGAGAATCAGGAATTAGTGGCACATCTGGTGCAAGTGGTGAATCTGGACAGTCAGGTATCAGTGGTGAAAGCGGTGCTAGTGGCATAACTGGGGTCTCAGGTGAATCTGGCATAAGTGGGGAATCTGGCTTCAGTGGGGCCTCAGGTATCTCTGGGAAATCTGGCACCAGTGGCTACTCGGGTGCTGGTGGAGAGTCTGGTATAAGTGGTATATCTGGCACAAGTGGCTTATCTGGTATAAGTGGCACGTCAGGCATCAGTGGCAGAAGTGGATTCTCAGGCAGAAGTGGTCTACTCGGCCCAACTGGACCCACAGGCACAGGATTCTGGACACAAACAGGCACAGCTATCTACTATATTACTGGCCCAGTGGGAATAGGATCCACTAGTCCCACCGGTGCGATCACAGTGGTAGGCGATGTGAACATACAAGGTAATTTGTATGTGAGTGACCCTGTGGTGCAACAATCTGACATTGGCACAGATCCCAATCAAATACCGCTTAATCAATACTTGGGTACCCTTGCATATCAAGATGCTGAATCTGTTAGCATGGGTAACATCACAATAAGTGGTGGCATAAACCTAGGCAGCACATATGGTAGCAGTGGACAAGTATTGCTGAGTAATGGCTCTGGGGCGGTATGGGGCTCTGTCATAGGCGGGGGTAGCGGTTTTTCAGGCACAAGCGGATATTCAGGCACAAGCGGAACATCAGGATCGAGTGGTGTTAGCGGTATATCAGGCACAAGTGGTGCAGCAGGGCCTAGCACACAAATTAACGCAACTGACACAACTGCGGCTGGCACTTATTATCCTGTGTTTGTGGCTTCAGCTGGTACAAATCAAACAGCTAGAATTCGCAGTACTGCCACATCATTTGCGTTCAACCCTGGTACTGGTGAAGTGAGTGCTGTGGACTTCAACAGTTTGAGTGATGCTGCACATAAAACCAATGTGCAAACCATATCTGACTCATGGGCTGTGATCAGTCAATTGAGACCAGTACAGTTTGACTGGAAGGAAATTGAAAAGACCAGCTTTGGATTTATAGCCCAAGAAGTTGAAGCCATTGTGCCACACATGGTGAGCACCAATCAAGCAGGCAAAACACTCAGCTATCTGCAGATGATTCCCTTGCTACTGCATACTGTTCAACAAATGAATCACAAGATCCAGATACTGGAAACCAAATTGGCAGATAATCCACCACCAGCTGATTGAAGTTTGATACAATAAACTCATATAATCATCCCGAATCATATCCTGGATCCTGCATGAAATATTCCATTGTAATTCCCACATACAACCATTGTGAAGATCTGCTTCGCCCCTGCATTGACAGCGTGATTGCATATTCTCGCATGACAGATGTGGAACTTGTAATCTCAGCCAATGGCTGTGTGGACAACACCAGATCATATGTGGATGAACTCAAAAAACAATTTGAACACCTGGGCTTTGGTGATCATGTGAAAGTGGTCTGGCATGATGCTGCATTGGGATTCAGCCGTGCTGTGAATGCAGGCATCCGGGCAAGCACAGGTCAAAGAGTGCTATTGTTGAACAATGATGTCATACTGTTAGGTCAGCCTCGCAATCAATGGTTGGACAGACTGAATGCGCCCTTTGAAACCAATCCCAGGGCAGGCATCACCACCACACTTAAACTTTACTCACCACAAACAGGCAGAGACTTTGCAGTGTTTTTCTGCACCATGATTGATCGCAAAGTTATTGATAAAGTGGGACTACTGGATGAAGCATTTGGTGTGGGTGCAGGTGAAGACACTGCATACTGCTTCAGGGCAGAACAGGCAGGTTATGAAGTGATTGGTGTAGCCAAGACCAGATATGATGCTAGCATTGGCACCAATGCCAGTGACTTTCCTATTTGGCACAAGGCGGAAGGTACCATGCATGATGCTGAACTGGTGCCCAACTGGAGCCAACTGTTTGACGCCAACACAAAGCTGCTGCACAACATGTTTGAACCCAAGTGTTTGGTTCATCATGTGCCAGAACTGGCAGACAAATATCCTCAACTACTGGATTCTAATGACACAGAAACAGTGAACTTGTTCACAGAAGTCATCCGTAGTAATGGATATGGTCTCACACCTGCAGAACTCAGGAACAAGGAAGTGATTGATGTGGGTGCAAATGTGGGCTACTTCAGTCTGGCATGTGCTGCCATAGGTGCTCACAAAGTGTTAGCTTATGAACCAGTATCCACCACACATGAGCGCCTCAATCGAAATGTGAACATGTTATCAGTCACAGACAAAGTGATCACACACAAACAGGCTGTGTTGGGTAAACCCCATGACCCCTTACTCATACATTTACAACCTACCCATGGGGCTAACAGTTTGTATGTGCCCAGTGATAAATCTGAATTCGTGAAAGTGATCACACTTGAAGATTGTATGCAACAAACATACAGCCACAATGTGATCCTCAAACTGGATTGTGAAGGTGCAGAGTATGACATCTTGTTGGACTCACCGGATCATGTGTTTGATAGAGTGCAGGTCATACATGTGGAAATTCATGCCCGGATGCATCCTGTGCACAAGGGCAGAGAAATTCTGGTGAATCGCCTCACACATTTGGGATTCACCTGTGCACACAGTAAAAACATTGGCATCTATTGGTATAATGCAAAAGGTGAAGTAGTAACATGGGAACCTGGATTCTCATTTGTGGAATGTTGGCGCAAGTGAATAACATGAACTATTTGGTCCATCACCATGGTGAACACATCATGCACTTGGTGTGCAACAGCTTAATTCACACACAGCGCGGCTGATAACACCCCTCAACAGCGGAGAGATAACATATGAGTGCACCCACATGGCACATGAGCAAGTCAAACCTTACCACACAACTCACATGTGGTAACGTGGCTGAGGTGGCACACAAATATGCATGGCTGGCTAACGTAGACACACACTCGCCTGCATTATTTAAAGAAGTCATCCTTACAAACACATACAAGCTGGAACCTGCACATGTGATCAATCGCAGCGTGATTGATGTGGGTGCCAATTTGGGCATGTTCAGCATCATGTGTGCAGCCTTGGGTGCTCCACAAGTGTTGGCATGTGAACCTGTGCCACCCACATGTGAACTACTTGTGGCACATGTAGCTCGTGCGCAATTGCGGGATCGCATCACATGTGTGCGAGCTGCCATAACTGGCAAACATTCAGGTGCTCTCATGATGGGCATGCATGCAGATTCGGGCAAAAACAGTTTTTATGATGTGGGCACACACTCACAACTTGTATCCACACTCACATTAGCAGATGTGATCACCATGTGCACTCAGGACCAAATTCTGCTCAAGATGGATTGTGAGGGGGCAGAGTATGACATATTACTAGATAGTGCACCAAGTGTATTTGATCGAATAGACAGGATCATGCTGGAAACACATGGTGATCTGCATCCCACACACAAAGGTCTCCAAATCTTGCATGACAAAATGACTGCATTGGGGTTCACTCAAAAAAGCTATCAGCCTTATGGCATCTGGTGGTATGATGCCTTGGGCACACCTGTGAGATGGGACCCTCTCAACATGAGTATTGAGCTTTGGAGTAAGTGATCATGTCTCATGTGTTGTGCAGCATAAGCACCAAAGGCAGATATCACACCACACTGCCATTGGCCATTCAGGCTGTGATCATGCAAACCAGACCGCCCAATCATGTGGTCATTTATGATGACAACACAGATGCCCTGGATCCCAGAACAGACCCTGTGTATGACAATCTGTTCAGGGTCATGAGCGTGAAAGGCATCAGTTGGGAATGGATCTGGGCTGGTAAGCAGGGACAACATCACAACCACCAGATGGCCAACCAGAAAGCATCAGAATGGGTATGGCGAGTGGATGATGATTGTGTGGCTGAACCGCATGTGTTAGAAACATTACTACAACATGTGAATGAAAAAGTGGGTGGAGTGGGCGTGAGTTGTTTGACTCCCACTTGGGATCAGTCACCCAGATTGGTCACAGGTAAGATTGATCTGATAGACTCAGAACCCAACATACAGTGGGGACGCATCACACACAAACAACAGGTGGAACACTTGCATTGCTCTTTCCTGTACAGAGCTGGAGTGTGTGACTACAATTTGGGGTTAAGTAGAGTGGCGCATCGAGAGGAGACGCTGTTCACATGGCAGTTGCATCAAAAAGGCTATAAACTGTGGGTGGTGCCTGGTGCTGTCACATGGCATCTGAAATATGACACAGGTGGCATCAGAAGCCAAGACACCCTGAGCATGTATGATCATGATAACCGCATCTTCCGCAACTTTCTCAAATATAAGGATCACACAATTGTTGTGTTGGATTGTGGCATGGGAGATCATGTGGTGTTCAAAAGAGTAATACCCTTATTGAAAAACCCTGTGGTGTTCTCATGTTATCCAGACATCATACCAGGACATAGTATTGCACAAGCCAAGCATGAGTTTGGTGATATAAATGCTTGGAACATATATAAAAAGATGCATGAATGGTCATGGAACCAAAGTTTAGAGAATGCATATCGCAAGTTGTATGGAGTGTGCTCATGATCCTGATCAGCCCCTGGGCCAAACAACTGCCTGATAACAAATGGAACCCCAAGAACTATCCATGGTGGCCAGAACTCATACGTGTGCTGCCTGATCCCATTGTGCAAGTGGGGGTTCAGGGTGAAGCACAGCTGGTGCCAGATTTCAGACAGAATTTGAGTCTGATGGAATTGGCACAACTGATTAATGTGAGTGACTTCTGGATCAGTTGTGACTCCTTTGTGCAACATTATGCTTGGGATCTGGGCAAGCCTGGTGTAGTGTTGTGGGGGCCCAGTGATCCCATCATATTTGGCCATCCTGAAAACCTGAACATCACCAAGGGCCGAGCATTTCAATCTGCAGATCAGTTTCTCATGTGGAATCTGATCGAGAACAGAACAGATTGGTGGCATTCTCCTGATCAAGTGGTTGAGCAGATCAGAACACGCTGGAACTGGTAGCTGAATCATCTAAATACACACATGGCAAGCTGGATAAAATTAGTGGTGAAAAACCTGCTGGATGACTCAGAACGTAAATCTTGGTATCTATGTGTGAAACAACATGTGCCTTCTGGTGTGTTGTATCACACAGATATTCCTGTGAAGGGTGAAGTGAAAGCAAGTTCATATTACCACAAACAGCTCACATCAGGTATGCATGCATATGTGATACCACTGGTGAGAGATCTGGTGCATCATGAAGTGTATCAGATTGCACATGCATGGGATAAGAAATTCCCAGATAAAGACTTTGTGATAGACTACAGCCAGCCTGTGGATCATGTGCCACCTCAAGGTGCAGATGTGCCTGATCACAAAATTGCACAGGTGATGGATGCCTGGTGCAAGCGAGCGCATGATGCCTGGATGCAGGACAAATTGAACCAGGGATGGAGATATGGTGTGAACATCAGCATGAAGCATCGCACACATCCTTGGCTGCAACCTTATGAAAGTTTACCTGAACAGGCTAGATCACCCCACACACAAGCTGTGAAGGACCTGTTAGACATCCTGAATCAATTTGGCTACACAATCAAACAGATTCCTCAAGCATAATTGACTAAGACAAATTCTGTCCTGTATAAATAAATCGTCCACATAATGTGGACAGTTTGAATGGTATGGCAGTAAAGACCATACAGTGAAAGGCAAAAGTAATGAACAATGTTCATATTGCAGCGGCATTCCCTGCACAAAATCTCAACACATTTAAGGCACACACAGCAGGCAGCAACGGCACTCTGATTGCTGTGATCTTGGATGAATCAGGCAGCATGGGCTCATGCAGAGACGCCACTATCGCAGGATTCAACGAGTTTGTGCAAGGGCAGCGTGCAGCCACAGGCGCAGGCGAAGCTTACCTGAGCCTGATCAAGTTTGATGCTCCACACATCAAGACTGTGTATGAGAATGTGAATGTGAAAGAGGTTGCACCACTTTCACATGTGACATATACCCCTAACGGTGGCACCAACCTCATGGATGCTATTGGTCAAACTCTCAACCGCATCAATCAGCTGCTGAGTGTGCATGCACAGGCAGATCGTCCTGGCGTGCTCATGGTGATCATCACAGATGGTGCAGAGAATGCCAGCAGAGAATTCTCAGGCGAGCAGATCAAAGCGATGGTGAAGGCAGCAGAAGCTTCAGACTGGACCTTCACCTTCCTGGGTGCCAACGTGGATGCATTCAGTATGGGCAGCACATTTGGCATGAATACTGCCAACACTGTGCCCTACAGCACAGCCAGCATGGCAGCCACCATGAGTGTGCTAAATGAGGCCACAGTCAGGGTGCGAGCTGCCAAGAGTGCAGGTGTGAGCACAGCTGAAATCTACAGCCAGAGCATGTATAGTGACGCTGACCGTGTGAAGACCATGGGTAGTGGATCATGAGAGACCTAAACAATCTGTATGAGATGTGTGTGCGGCCCAAAGGTCGCACACCAGCAGATGAATATCCTCACAAGGGAGACATATGGATTGAGGGTCGATCAAACTCCTGGTATGAGATTGAGCTGATCAACAAATCACCCAATCGGGTCATGGTGATTGTGAGTGTGGATGGTGTGGGTGTGGTGGATGGTGCACCTGCCAGTTATGACAGCAGAGGATTTGTGCTGAATGGCTTGGAAACTCTCAGGGTGCCTGGCTGGGTGAGTGGTTCACAATCTGCTGCTCAGTTTGTGTTTGCAGATGTGAAACGCAGCTATGCTGATCAGGTGGGTCAGGGCGGTAATCCTGGCGTGATTGGTGCAGCATGGTTTGTGGAGAAGGTGCCTGTGTATGCACAACTCACAATACCCACACCCATGTATTCCAAAGGTGTGCCCTCAGGTTCTCCCACATGGGATGCTCCTGACATCACAAACATGAGGGTGGGTGCCACCATAGCAAGTGCTGTGTGCACCCTGGATGCACAACCTCAGAACATGTGTAACAGTTTGGGCACCAGTTGGGGAGAACAAACTGTGTTCCCCAATCAGCAGGTGCCGTTTGTGAAGGCTCACAGTAACCCTCAGGCCATCATGGTGATCAGATATGATCATGCAGACAACCTTAGGGCCATGGGCATCAGGCTCAAGCACAGAGTGACTGCGAGCAGCAGCCAGGCATTCCCAGGCAACAACACTGGGTATTGCAAGCCGCCACCTGTGTGGGTTACTAAAAGTTAATCAGTTACGGTCACGTAATCATACGTGACCGTAACACCTATTTGTGGTTGACAGTTTGATAAAACATGCTATTATGATGTCATGAAGCATGCATTCCAAGCACCTGTTCTGGGCTCCTATGTGGAGGTTGTGATTGACACCCATCACATTCATGCCTATCTGGCCACAAACTCCAAGCACAAGGTGGCGCCCACATCCACACTCAGGGGCATGGTGATTGCCAGCCCCAAGTGGTGCGCGGATCATGTGTGTTTGATCAACTCAGACACTCGTGCCACCAACCATGTGCCTCCGCATCGTATTGTGAGCATCAACAAGCAGATTGTGGTGCAGCCCAAGCCCACTGCGGATGTGATTGTGAGTGTGAAGGCCAGCAAGGGTGATGGTGTCTACACAGTCAAGCAGGATGGTGTTACCAAGCGGTGGCACTGCAACTGTGCTGGATTTCAGTTTCAACGACGGTGCAAGCATATCACGGAAGTGAAAGCCCAGCAGGAAGCTGGCTAAATTTCTGGTTGACAACATGTGCGATCCATGCTATAAGAGCGTCACAACACAAGGATGCACACATGAGCAAGCTGGTGATTGGCAGTGAGTTTTTTACTTGGCACAAGGACACACAGTCTTTCACAAGTGATGCCAGCTGCCTGGAGGCTGAGATGCAGCGCCTGGGCTTTTCACGTCTCAACTATGAGTATGGCAAGTGGGGCTTTCACATGAAGAGTGCCCGCACTGGTCGTGTATTATTCTTTGTGCGCACTAGAGAGCAGCGTGACACAGATGGTGATCTGCAGGCTGTGGAATTTGTTGCAGATCAGCTGCCGCAGGTGCGTGTGATTGTTTTTAACACTTGACACTGGGTCAAACCATGTTATCATGAGCATATGAAAAGCAACACACAAATAAACCTGGTTGAACGAGCAGATGCATTCGCTGAAGCAGCGCATGCCAGTATTGATCAACGTCGTAAGTATGGTGGTGAACCGTATATTGTGCACCCTCGCGAAGTCAGGCACATCCTGCTCAAGTTCAGCTCACATCCTGTGAGTAAAGCACAGGAAGCGGCTGCTCTACTTCATGATGTTCGAGAAGATGTTCTCATCCCAGATGAGGCGATCAGGGCAGAGTTTGGGGATGAGGTAGCTGATCTGGTGGACTGGCTAACTGATGTATCCAAAAAGGAAGATGGGAATCGCAAGGCACGCAAGGCTCTGGATCTGGCACATACTTCTCAAGCTCCTGTGGCAGCCAAGAACATCAAGCTGGCAGACTGTATCTCAAACGCACCTAGTATCACGGAGCATGATCCAGGCTTTGCTCGCAAGTGGCTGGCAGAGAAGGCAGCCATCCTGAACGCTTGCTCAGATGCAGACCCTGCGCTACTGCGGGAGGCGCATCGTGTGCTGGCTGCATGTGTTAACCAACTGAAGGCATAATCACCCCATGAATCAGAACATCACGATTGGCTTGTTCGGCACTTGCGGTGGCAGCATGTGGCGGGATGCTTTCATCACCAAGTATGTGGAACTGGGGATTGATTTCTTCAATCCTCAGGTGGACAACTGGACTCCCGAAATGGCAGATGTTGAAGCAGAGCATCTGGTGAATGACGACATCATCTTGTTCCCTGTGACAGGGGAAACTGCCGGACTGGGCAGCCTGGCTGAAACTGGCTTCAGCATGTTTCAGGCCATGAAGACCAACATGAACCGCTACTTTGTGTTCATGGTTGATGCAGAATGTGATCCTGAGAAAGTCACAGACCCTGTGCTGGCTAAGGAGAGCCGCAGAGCTCGTGCACTGGTGCGTGCCCACTTGCGCAAGAATCCTCATCCCAACGTGTTTGTGTGTGACACACTGGATCAAATGTTGGCAATCAGTGTGCTGCTGCGAGACAGCTTGGTCGCGGTCCGCAGCGCCCGTCAACTGATCACAATCTGATTAACCAAGGAGCAACTCACATGGGCTACATGCGACACCACATGATTGTGGTCACCACCTATGATATACCGCTAATGCAGAAGGCTCATGAGCGTGCCACCGCACTGTTTGGTGCATCTGGTGTCACATCCATCATGGTGAGTCCTGTCAACCACTATCACTCCTTCTTTGTGCCCACAGATGGCAGCAAGGAAGGTTGGTCAGATAGTGACGATGGTGATGCACGTCGTGCAGAGTTTGTGGCATGGTTGAACGCACAGAGGTGGGAAGATGGCTCCACTTCCTTGAAGTGGGCTGAAGTGCAGTATGGTGATGAAGAGCGAGACAACCGTGTGCTGCGCCACGACGGTGAAATTGAACCTTGTGACCCTGATAGTGAATAACAACTGCTGCGGAGAGCATGTTCAGATGAACAAACTGTTGATGTGGGACAAGCCCCAGAGGGCCCAGAGTGTGGCTGACTGGAAGGACAGTTACGGATTTGATGGGGGTCCTGCAAGTGGTTATGTGCCCAACATGAGTGATCAGGATGCTCAGCGTTGGCGTGCCAAGCTGGTGGGTAAATCCACTCACAGCCCACAAGTGGAGATCCGCCGCACCCTGGGCAGCCAGGTGCTGTTGATTGTGAACCTTGGTGGTGGATATGCATACAAAGGGTATAAACGAGAACACACTCAAGGTGTGAACGTGCATTTCAGCGTGAACGGTCCTCTTCAGATGACATTTGATGAGCTGGCTGAGCTGGCTCAGGTTGTATCAGAGGCTCGTGAGTATCTGGAAAACCTATCAACTACAACTCCAAATAAAAGGACAGTGTGACATGGCGCGTCGTGTGGTTGTTGAGACTCGCACAGAACTGGATGATGCAGATCGTGCACGGATTGCACAGGAGATTGGCACTCGCATCTCGTCTATTTGTGCACAGAGCATGCGTGCTATTGAACAAGATGTGTGGGACGATCTTAACATCGGTCTAGCAGACGCAGGTGACTGGGGCCTGATCCTCTCCGACATCATGCGCAAGGACATCACCAGTGTGGAAGAAATCTGGGCTCGGGTGGGTCGTCTGGACACTGCTGCCCGCGATGCATGGTGGGAAGTGCTGGATGCAATTCAGAGCTCAGCTGGTGAGTGATGGCACGCAAGCGCAAGACAGCTAGGCCACCCAGCAGGGAAGGTCAGTTGCGATATCAGGTGCAGCTCATGCTGGCTGCACCTGCCATCACACCCATGATGATCAGCAATCTGCTCATCATGGGTGCCAGAATTTATGCTCAGGGCATGGGGCTTCCTCAGCATGTGGTGTGGAATGCCATACTGGCTGGGTTTGCAGATCATGGTCGCTACTACCTGACACCTGAGCAACAGGCTGCGTTGGTGGGATCAGACAATCCTCAGTTTGAACACCTGAGTGAGTGACCACTTAAATAACATAAAATTGATGAGAATGTGATGAAAATTGTGTATCTACACGGCTTTGGCAGCCAGGGCAACAGTGTGAAGAGTGAACAACTGCGTGCACGGTTTGGCAGCAAGCACGTGGTTGCCCCAGATCTGCCTGTGAATCCTCGCCAGGTCAAACAGTTGATTGATCAGATCGTCACCACCAACCAGGATTGGCCTCTCATGTTTGTGGGCACCAGCCTGGGCGGTTTCTATGCTCGCTGGGCTGCTCATCACTATGATTGTCCAGCAGTGCTGGTGAATCCAGCTGTGCATCCCAGCAAGACCCTGTATCCATATCTGGGCACAAACACCAACTATGCCACTGGTGCCAAATTTGAGCTCACTCAGGCTGATCTGGCAGAACTGGATCGCATGGAAGCTGAATCACAGGGCAGCAGTGGAGCTCTGTTGCATGTGTTTGTGGCCCAGGATGACACAGTGATTCCTCACACAGATGTGCTGGCTGCTCTGCCTCACACTCGTCACACTCATGTGGCTGCCACAGGTGGTCACCGCTATGAGAGTGGCTGGCCTGATGTGGTCAACTATATTGACCAACATTGGGGAGTGCCTGGTCACACCTGAGGTGTGCCATACAGGGCTTTCACATGTGGATGTCCTGCAATAAGTCTAGTGTAGTGCACACCATCAGCATCCAGGCTGAGAATCCTCTTGCCAGTGAGCTCATGTGCCTGTGTGTTGGGTATGGGCTTGGCCCCCATTTTGCGATACAGACCTTCCATTTTACCACTCACTTCAGCCCAACTGCGAGACAGATCACGATCTTCACGCAGGATCATCATGAGGTCATTCTTGCCCTCACTGGTGCCATCAGTGGCTGCTCCAATCAGTTTGCGTCCATGACTGGCTTTGTAGATGACCACTGCGCTCACATGATTGTGTCTGACCACCATCTTCCACAAGCCAGGTGTTTCCACAAGTTCCTGTGCATTGGCCGCACTCAAAAAGCCACCAATGTCTTTGTAGGCATGATCCAGCATGCTCCAAACCTGATCAGCATACTGTTGTCTGGAATCTGTGTGGGTGTGATCCAGGTTCTTCACACGCTCCACAAGTTGATGATATCTCATACACATATTTAGGTATTGACACAGTGAGGTTGACGCCTCACTATCAACACAATATCACAAGGAACATGACCATGAACACAGATGATAGAGATCAAGATCCCAACTGGATTGTGCAGCGGGACGATGAGGGCAATGTGGAGTTTGAGATTGATCTCAATCTGTGCAACACAGTGGCAGATGACATGTTGACAGACATGGCAGAACTGGATGGTGAACTGGAAAACTTTGACTTTGTGAGCGCTGTGTTCAGCTTGTTTGTGAACAGTGTGCACATTCTGCTGGATCATGGTTGGAAGCCAGAAGAGCTAAAACAAGAGGTATCTGACCATGCTGATCAACATGTGCATGCAGGCGAGGTCATTCACTAATTTAAGTGTTGACACATGGGTATATGCATGTATAATGAGCATAATATAAGGATGAATCAAATGCAACATGCTGTGGACGTGATTGAAGCTCTGGGTCAGACCAACAGTCGCCTGGACAAGGAACAAATTGTGCAGGCAGCATTTGATGCAGGCTGTTCAGAGTTCTTTGAAGGTGCCCGAATGGCACTGGATGTGCTCATCACATATGGCGCCAAACAGATTCCTGAATCTGTATGTGAGTCAGGCACCATCACTTGGAATCAGTTCAAACTGTTGGCTGAACAACTGGCTGCTCGCAAGCTCACAGGTAATGCTGCCAAGGCAGCAATTGCATTCACAGCCAACAACACAGATGCACGCACCTGGAACACATGGTATCGCCGCATTCTGTTGCAGGATCTAAAGTGCGGAACCTCCGAGAAGACCATCAACTCAGTGCTGGCCCGCAATGGCAAGGTGGGCAAGGCATGGGAAGTGCCTGTGTTCAGCTGCCAGCTGGCCAAACCTGCAGACGATCATCCCAAGAAGATGGTGGGTGAGAAGTTTGTGGACCGCAAGTATGATGGTTGTCTCTCAAGTGAGTGGATTATTGAATTTGAAGACGGGCGCAAAATCACTATTGGTGAAGTTGTGTCAAATAAGGTTCAAGGTCGTATCAAATCATATAATGTGAATACTAAACAAATTGAATTCAACGAGATTGAAGCCTGGGCAACAAATAGGGACATGACCGATGAGCCAGTTAAATGGTTTAAATTGTCTCTGGAAAATGGCATCACGCTACCACCCTTAACAGGTAATCACCTTGTTTGGTTACCAAAAATTCAGTGCTGGCGACGAGTTGACCAATTGAAGACAGGAGATGAATTACTTCAGGATATCGTGTAGGAT